GACATACATAACTATTATAGAGATATGATGTATGCTATCACAGATAATTTAACTGATAGAGCAAAAGGTATTCATAATACCTTGACTAGAGGTGGTTACTTGAAAAATTTAATTGAAGAAGAAAGAGAAGAAAAAATTGTAACTATATTAGGATAATATATTGTAAAACCCCACTTTGAGTGGGTTTTTTATATCTCATTAAGAATACTTTCTATGTTATCAAAACTAGTATATGGTATTCTTAATAATTTTATTTCATTATTTTTACAATAATCATTTTTAATTTTATCATTCAAAGTTTGTTTTTCAAATCTATCTAAACCTCCCCATTTATCAATCGGTTCAAAATGTTGAATACCATCATATTCTATACACATATTTTTCTCAACTAAATAGAAGTCAAATGATAACTTTTTTTGTAAAGTTTGAGATAAACAATCTTCAAACTTATATTGTGTTTCATACTTTATATGATTTTTATTTAAAAAATTCATAATTATATGTTCTCCTTTACTAATACTACAATTAGGACACCCACTACCAGATTTATGTGAGGCAGGAGTTTGAAGAAAACTACCGTGTTCTTTACATATGATCTCAACCTTTGAATTTTTTGTAGTGTAAATAACTTTACTATAATCATATCTATCATTATGAATCCTATTGAAGTCTTTAATTAGATTATTACCTGCTATCATAGATGATTTTATACCAGTAGTTCTAGCCTTTAAAAAGCCACATTTCGGACAACCTTTGCCAGTTTTATGATCGGATACTCTTTGAGAGAAAGAACCATGTTCTTTACAGATTATTTCAATTTTGTTTTTGGCACCAGTATAAATAGATTTACTATAATCATACTTATTATTATGTACCTTAATTAAATCTTCTAACCAATTATTATTTACTTTGCTATTCTTCATTCTTATTCTACCACATTTCGGACAACCACTACCATTCATATGTGTATTTGGTGTTTGAAGAAATGATCCGTGTTCTTTACAGATTATTTCAACTTTTGTTGAATTATCAATATAATTTATGTTATTATAATCATATGTATCTAAATGTATTATTTTAGACTTTTCTATAAAAATCTCTGTTTTTGTCATAATGTATAATTACTTTTATTATATATATTAAAAAATAAAAGTCAAAAATGTCAAAAAACGAAAAAATGTCTAATAAAACAAAAACAACTAGAACACATTCAATAGATGATAATCTATATGAAGAGTTTATTAAAATAGTTGAGGATAAAATGTATAATAAATCAAAAATAATAGAAAGTCTTATAAAAGACTGGGTAAATAAAAATAAATAATCTAGTTATGATAGAAAAAGTTGAAAGAAAGATGTCTTGGTATGTTGTAAAAACTCAGGGTAATAGAGAAAAATCAGTTGGTGAGCGTCTTACAAAAGAAGCCCAGAATGGTGATCTTATTGGTAAAGTAGGACAAGTAATTGTACCACTTGAAAAGATTGTTTATCTTAAAGATGGTAAGAAAGTTCAAAAAGATAAAATTATGTTACCTGGTTATATCTTTATGGAAACTAATTCATTAGGAGAACTTAAATACTTTTTAAAAGGTGTTAAAGGAGTTGCCGGTTTCTTAACAGAAAGAAATGGTGATATTAAATCTCTTACTGAAAATGAAGTAAATAGAATGATTGGTAGACATACAGAATCAATGAATAAAGAAACAACAATTACATTTATTGTTGGTGAAGAAGTTATGATCAATGAAGGACCATTTACTTCAATGAAAGCTACTATTGAGAAAATAGAAGATCATAAAGTTACTTTAGTAGTCTCAATCTTTGGTAGAAAAACTCCACTTACATTGGAATCACACCAGATTGATAAAATGCACGCATAATGACACAACGTGAATTACTATCTAAGATAAGTAAAGCAGCAGATACAATTAGCAGAGGCTCTATAAGAGGTTCTGCTAATTATGTTGTTACTTCAAAAGAAACCTATCAAGAGTTTAATAAGGCACTTAGAAGACATAAACGTGTTGAGAAAATTAAAAGATTATCTAAATGAATAAAAGATTACAAGATTTATTTGAAAAAGGTGAAGAATTAGAGAAAAATCGAAAAGAAATGGTTGAGAATCTAAAAAACTTTATACCTTCTTCAGGAGATTGGATCAATGAAAGAATACTAGGACTTAAATCACCAATTAGAAAACGTAAAATAAAACGCATATTCAATGAATAAAGAAAAACAACAAAGATACGATCAAGTATATCTAAATATGGCTCACGAATGGGCAACACTTTCACATTGTACAAGAAAACAAGTAGGTGCAATTATTGTAAAGAATGGTATGATAGTATCAGATGGCTTCAATGGGACTCCATCGGGCTTCGATAACTGCTGTGAGACGAATGATGAAACTAATTGGTTTGTTATTCACGCAGAAGCAAATGCTATCTTAAAATGTGCTAAACACGGTCAATCGTGTGATGGTGCTACATTATATCAAACACATTCTCCGTGTAGAGATTGTTCTAAATTAGTTCTTCAATCAGGAATTAAAAGATTAGTTTATCACGAAGATTATAAAGATATAACTGGTGTAGAGTTTTTAAGAGAAGCTGGAGTAGAAATAGTAAAAATATAATGTATAGTAGAATTATAAATGGAATAAACCAAACTTATAAAGGTTCGTTAGTACCTATCGATAACTATTGTTTAGAGGGTTTGATTAGGTTAGTAGAGAATAGTAGAACATTTTCTACATCAATTGGAGTTTCTGCCACATTTGATTTATCATTATGGATGAATGATTTCCTTATTAAACATGTTGATAAGATCTCATATGTTACTACAACACCAAACTTCTCGATACAAAGTTTAGAAAATGGTTTTTTAGCAGAGAAAGTCGTATCAGTTGAAAGTAAAACATTCAATAGTGATAAAGAACTTGATGAGTTCTTTGAAAATCAAATAGGTAAAAAGATAGTTTTATACACAATAGGTAAGTTTATCAATTTAAGTAATATGGTAATTTCTTATGAGTTAAGATACGCTGATATAACTTTAAAAAGTGAACAAAGAGAAATTAAATTAAATAAAATACTAAAATAATGGAACTAATTACAACAAGAGTGTGTATGGCCTCACAGATAGGAGTACATGGAAATTTATTTGGTGGTGAAATGCTTTCAGTTTTGGATGAATCTGGTGCAGTCTACACTTGTCAGATTTGTGATACACCAAGAATGGTTACAAAGAAAATTGAAGAAGTAATTTTTCAAAGACCAGTTAAAACTGGTAACTTAATTAAAATATACGGAAGTGTTGAAAGAATAGGTAATACATCTATAACAATAAATCTTGAAGCGAGAAAACATAATGTTTATACAGGAGTTCAAGATTTAGTTTGTTCAACTAAAATGGTATTTGTTAGAATTGATGATGAAGGAGCTCCAGTACCAATCTCAGAAAGGGTTAAGAAAAGATATGATGATAGAGTTAAATTATTCGGTAGAGGATTACTAACACCAGAGGAAATGGTTATCGAAAGAAATAAAAAGAAAAAAGAGGACAAATAGTCCTCTTTTATTATTTTGTTAAGTTTAGTAAACCTCTTTTTACTTGTGGTACACTAAGTTTGTATGATTTACCTTCACACTCAGCGATGATTGGATAAGTTCTATTTCTTGTTTTGATGTCAGTGATAGTGAATGTTTTACCATTTACTACAGTAAATCTACCGATAACATTACCATCAAATCCTAACATCTTAGAAGTATTATCATTTACAGTGATAACTCTTTCAGTTATAACTTTAGTTTTAACCGTCATTGTAGTATTATATTTGGCACTGTCATATCTACAAGAACCAAAAGATATATCTACATTCTCTTCTCTTGCGATTTGAGCGATTGACTTTAATTTTTGCTTGAACTGAATTGATTTTTGTTGAAGTTATCATATGTCGTCTTTGTTATTTGATTAGATTACAAATATACGGTCATTTTTTTACATTACCAAAATAAAGTGAAAAAAATAATAACAAAGATCATTTTTTTCATATAATAAATAAATTTTATTTATGAATTTAAGGGATAAGTTAGAAAATCAAATTAAACTAAATGGTGGTTGGGTAAATACACATGCACATTTTGACAGAGCATTTTCATTAGATGAAGATTCTGTAAAGCATATTTACTCTGAATTACAAAAGAAGTGGTCAATTGTTGATACACTAAAACGAAGTTCCTCAGTTGAGGATATTTTTTTGCGTATGCAGAAGGCAACTGAACTAATGGTATCACAAAATTGTCAAGCTTTTGGTAGTTTTATAGATGTTGATGAAGCTATTGAAGATAAAGCAATATTTGCTGCTGAGATGCTCAGAAGTAAATGGAATGATAAAATAAAAATGAAATTTGTTAATCAAACTCTTAAAGGTGTTATTGATAAAGATGCAAAATACTGGTTTGATAGATCACTTGATTTTGTGGATATTATTGGCGGTTTACCGGCAAAAGATGCAGGTAATGAAGAAAAACATTTAGATATTATCTTACAAGCAGGTAAAAGATTAAATAAAAGAGTTCATGTTCATGTTGATCAATTCAATACTTCTCAGGAAAGTGAAACTGAATTACTTGCTAAGAAAACAATTCAGTGGGGTATGGAAGGAATGGTAACTGCAATTCATTCTATATCAGTTGGTGCACATATTAAAGAAAAACGTCAAGACATTTATAGATTAATGAAAGAAGCAGATCTAAGTGTTATTTCTTGTCCTATTGCTTGGATAGATCATCCAAGAACTGAATTATTAGCACCAAGTCATAATTCTATAACACCAGTAGATGAGATGATTGAGTGGGGTATTAAAGTGGCAATTGGTACTGATAATATAAATGATGTTTATAAACCATTTGGTGATGGTGATATGTGGACAGAAATAAAAGTATTATTAGAAGCTTGTAAGATCTACAATGTTGATGTTTTATCAGAGATTGCAACAAAAAATGGATTACAAGTTTTAGGACTATAAAAAAAAATTAAAATATGAAACTTTGGACTAAAGGATTTGATACAAATAAAGAGATTGAAAGATTTACTGTAGGTAAAGACCGTGAAATGGATTTAATGATGGCTAGGTTTGATGTAATTGGATCATTGGCACATATAAAGATGTTACAGAGTATTAATCTTCTAACTTTAGAAGAACACGATATTCTTAAAAAAGAACTTTTAATTATCTTAGATGAGATTAAAAATGATAATTTTCAAATAGAAGAAAATGTAGAAGATGTTCATTCACAAGTAGAACTTCTTCTTACTAGAAGAGTTGGTGAGATTGGTAAAAAAATTCACAGTGGTAGATCTAGAAATGACCAAGTTCTTTTAGATTTAAAACTATTTATTCGTGATAAAATTACAGATGTAGTAAAGATAAGTAATGAGCTTTTCAATACACTTATTGAACTCAGTGAAAATTATAAAGATGTTATGATGCCTGGTTATACTCATTATCAAGTTGCAATGCCATCTTCATTTGGACTTTGGTTTGCTTGTTGGGCAGAAAGTTTAATTGATGATATAACTCAACTTGAAGCGGCTTATAAAATTACTAATAAGAATCCACTAGGTTCTGCAGCTGGTTATGGTTCTTCTTTCCCATTAAATAGAACTTTAACAACTGAATTATTAGGATTTGATACATTAAATTATAATGTTGTTTATGCTCAAATGGGTAGAGGTAAGGTAGAAAGAATTGTATCACAAGCTTTATCATCAATTGCGCAAACTTTAAGTAAGATGTCACAGGATGTATGTTTGTTTACTAATCAAAATTATGAATTTATGAAATTACCTAATGAGATTACAACTGGTTCAAGTATTATGCCACATAAGAAAAATCCAGATGTTTTTGAATTAGTAAGAGCAAAGTGTAATAAATTAAGTTCACTATCTAATGAAATAACACTAATAACAACTAATTTATCATCTGGATATCACAGAGATTTACAAATGATTAAAGAAAGTTTTATGCCTGCATTTGATGATTTAATTGATTGTTTACAAATAAGTAACTACTCACTTAAACAAATCTCAGTGAATAAAGAAATACTTAATGATGATAGATATAAATATTTATTCTCAGTTGAAGAAGTGAACAATTTAGTTCTACAGGGTAAAAGTTTTAGAGATGCTTATCGTGAAGTTGGTGATAACATAGAATCTGGTAAATATGATTTTGATAATAAGACAACTAATCATACACATGAAGGAAGTATTGGTAACTTATGTAATGAACAAATAAGAAATCAAATGCAACTAATAATTGAGAAATTTAATTTTGACAAAGTTGATAAAGCTATAGAAAGTTTATGTAAATAAAAAAAATCCACCTTAGGGTGGATTTTTTATTTATTGGTAAATAGTTGATTTAATTTTTCTTCTCTTTCAATTTGTTTATCAAAAAGTTCAATTTCATTGATTTTATAACTTCTTGCAATCTCACCAACCATATAAGTTTTTTTTCTTCTAAAATACATTATGTGTCTTACTAAACCTATTTCACCAGTTTCTTTAACTCTTACTTGGTCACCTACTTCGATCATAATTTACTTCTTCTATTACATTATTATCTACTATAAATATTTTTATAGGTTTTATATTATCTGAAATCCATTTGATTTTTTCTAATTGTAAAGGATTTGATTTTTTTGTTTTACTATAACTTTGTATACCGATTAAGACATTAAATGTGAATGTTGATTTTACTTCAATAAAAAAGTCTTCAAATTCAAAGTCTGGTGTATAATAACCAATTGGTGTTTTTATAGCATTTGTATTTTTTGGTAATTTAAGATTATTCAATAATAAATGATCTATATACTTTTTTTCAGAGAGACCATAACAAATTACTTCATCTACTTTGTAATACTTACATTTTCCATGACCACTAGATTTACCATATTTTTGTATTTTTGTATCTATTGATTTTTGATAAATCTCTTTACTATCTTCTCTTTTAGACCAATTATTATCTTTCATGGTATTAGACACTCTTTTCTTATATTCTGGGTCTTTCCATCTTTTAGATGTAGTTATAGAACATATTTCTTTCCAATTATCTTTCCATTCACTACTTCTATTTTTATACTTTTCACTTATAGAATTTGCCATTTTATCTTTTTGTAAATTATGTTCACTTTCAGATAAGTTATTAAAGTATTCTATTCTACCTTCTGAAATTTTTTTATTTCTATCGGAATAAGTAGAAGATTTTTTTAAGTTTTCTTGTGCACATGATTTACAAACTTTATTATTTCTTATAGACCTATTAAGGTTTCCTTTACAGGTAAATTCTATTGTATTACTACATTGAGGACAATTTTTAACATATTTCATATGTTATATATTAAATATGTTCTTTCCTGTAGTGTTTTTACCTGATGTGTCTTTTCATTTTTTTGTTGAAATCATATGTGTGATTTATCAATATATGATTAAAATCAATTTCCTTAAATCGATTACGATCTATATCAATTCTTACACAGGTTTTCATTACATTTATATTATTTAATACTCGTTCTTCCATTTCATCATTTTTAGGAATAAACTTATGATTATTTAGAAGACACCATCCACGATAACAGAAAGGTTTAACTTTATAATTATATTTTAGTTTATCAAGATCAAAAACCATTCTGATACCTCTATTTGTTAAATAATTGAAATCTCTTGTAAGATAAACACAAGGTTCTATTATGCTTTCATCTTTAAATATAAATCCACTTTCTAAAATAGATTTCAATCTTTTTAAATCTTTCACATTATGATACAATTCCATGCTCTTTCCTATATCTAAATAAGGCTAAATCTTTTTGTTTACATTCTAGTTCTATATCTACTTCTATATCAAAACTTTCAAATTTTTCATATAAAAAATCAGCATGTGCTGTTAGTTTACCAGTTGTATCTTCATGTAGTTTTTTAGAAGATGAATGATGTGTAAGAGGTCTCACTTCTTTCCAAGTAGAGGTTCCTAATCTTAGTGTATCTTCCCAACTCATATTATCTGGATGACATTGATAGTGTAAACTATCTACAGTTATTGGAATACCAATAACTTGATAAACCCAGTCGTATAACATTTTAACAGAGTATTGATTTTGACCATCATCATTCTCAACAACTAATCTTTTCTTACAAGACTCTGATAAGTTTTCAAACTCTTTACAAAATCTTTCTGCAGCCAACTCTCTTGTTGGTTGAGTAGTATTGATATGAATGTTGATTGGATAGAATGTAGTTTGGTCTAATTCCATCAAATCCATAAGTTCTGCGTGTTTATTTAACTCTTTAATAGTTTTCTCAACAACTGATGGATTTTCACTTGCGAGTACATTGAAGGGACCAGGATGGTACGATACACGTATACCGTGGTCTTTTACTTTCTTACCGATAAGTTTTAAGTAAGTATGAATTGCAGGAAACTTTGGTAGATCACTGAACTCATATTCTGACATCCACGGAAAAGAATCACTTGACATTCGATAAATGTAAATGTTATTTTTAATGTTATACTCTAATAATTTTAAAGTATCTTTTAGATTTTCAATAACTAATTCTGATACATAAGGAAGACCTTTTGCATCAAATGTTCTACGAACCATACCTCGGTTCACTGTTACGAATTCTTTCTTTTTCTTACCTGTATTTACTCCCATGGAGATACAACAATAGCCTATATTCTTCATTTTACAAAGTTACAAAAATTTTTTTATTTTTTTAATATATATTTAAAAAATATTAAGTATCATGGGTTTATTTAAAGGAAGTAGTGATTATGTAAAAGTAGATGATAAAAATCGTTTTTACTTTATGCTACAACAAATGCAATCTAATCGTTGGAAAATTACAGCGATCGTATTAGGTTTATTCTTTATGATTATATTAGGAATTAATTCTGGTATATTCTTTGGAGTAAAAGTAGGAGAAGACTGGAAAGAATTATTACTTTTTCTTTTAGGTGCATTCGTAGGAAATCTTAACAAAGTAGTTGACTATTGGTTCAACTCTGAAGATAGAGATAAAATGCTTATTCAAAAGGTTGATGAGGAAGACGGTGTTACACTATCTAACACTGCAGACTCTGAAAAGTAATTTTTTTACTATGAGATCAAAAAAAGGTACTTGTAATAAGTAATATATAGTATATGAAATATATAAAAAAGTTTGAAGGGTTTGGTTATTCAGATGATGATTATCAAAACGAAGTAATTTCTATTTTAAAGAAGTTTAATTTAAGACCAACTGAAATAAATACTATTATGGATTTCTATTCAGATATGATGATGGAATATGAGGATACTGGTAAAGTACCACAAGTATTCGTGAATGATATACAAGATAAGATAGGATTAGGACAAGGAGGATATTCAACAATTATAATGCCACCAAAACCGAATACATCAATAAAAAATTTATAAAAAGATGAAAATAATTAAGTATAGTGATTTTATCAATGAAGCATTTGATACAGTAGAAAACTACAGTAATTCCTTATTAGGAGTATTAAAGAAGAGAATTGATAAAATGTTTGAGTTTCAATCTGAACCAGAAGAAGGATCAGAAGAAGATAATATGACAGTAAAGAAAGCTAATATAACTTCTAAGAAAGATCAGGGAAAGCCAACATTTAAAGAGTTTGGTGTTAGATTAGATAGTTCAGAAATATCTAAAAAGAATACTAACTTAACTGTTAAGTTTTCAGATGATGAAAACACTTATTCTATTTTTGTTAAAGTTGATACGTCTGAAGTTGCTAATGATATTGCGGCCGCTGCTGGTGAGGAAGGTAAAGATTTTAGTATTGATGATATTAAAAAATGCCATGTTACACTTAAAAAATATGACATAAACACATTTGAAGTTATTGGACAACTAGATAAGAATGTAGAAGTTAAAGGTTTAGACGAAGAGTATCTAATCAATCTTAAAATTGAATTAGATGACATGTTTGGAGAAGAAGAAAAACTTGAAATAGAAACTGAATAGGAAACAGGTTTATTTTAATAAATAAATTATGTTAAATATAGTTTCAAGTTATCAAACCTTACAAGAATTTAAAAAATCAAGGTATTTCAGAGTTAGTTTAGGATTAGTTCCTACTGTAGAAAAAAATGGTAGTCGAGTCTTTAATGATAAAGATCGATTTGCTAAGTTTTATAATATGCAGTATAATACAACAATCTATGGACAGGGTAATGTTGGTGATATAAAATTTTACGTAGATCATTATATAAGAGATTCATCATTTGCGGTTTATAGTGATGACTTCCAAGAATTTTTATTTCAATTAGATCCTTTAATGATAAGAGAAAAGGGTATTGAGTTTTACTTAGGTCATATTTTAAAAACCACTGAGGAAGAATATGATGAACGTGTAAAAATGAATGAACTTAAAAAGATTGAGGAAAAACCTGTGGGAGTTGCTGAGAAAGTATTTAGTAATCCAGGTAATGTAAATTATGAAGATTTAAAAGCGTACTTAGCAGAGAAGAATAAATCACGTTACTTATAAGTAAAGATAAAGTAATTTATAAACTTCTAACTTATCTTCATCATCTAAATCATCAAAATCAGTAGTATAATCTAATTCATCAATAAATTTATGTAAAGTAATTATATTATTATTTAATTCTATTGTATTAAAAGTTTCAAAACTTAAAGGTAAATCAATAATTATCTCGGAAACACCAAGTCCTATATCATTTATTAATCTGATAACTTTTTTTCTAATAACAGAACTAAATATTTCTTTCATAGAACTATATATAAAAAAAGCCAATCAAATGATTGGCTTTTTTATTACTTACTTGTTTCATCAGAAACGTCCTCATAACTTACATCTTGAACATCCTCTGAACTTTCGTTAGTTGGTTCAGGTTCGTTTTGAGATTGTTCGTACAATTTAGTACTGATTGCGTGCCAAGAATCACTTAGTTTTTTAGAACTTTCGTCGATTGCATCAACATCTTGATCAGCGTAAGCTTTTTTCAATTCATCTAGGTCTATACCTAAAGCTCTCTTGTCTTCCTCTGTTAGTTTTTCATCAAACTCTTTCATTTGTTTTTCTGTTTGGAAGATTAAGTTGTCTGCACCGTTAAGTTTGTCAACTTTTTCTCTTTCAATTCTATCAGATTCTGCATTAGCTTCAGCTTCTGCTTTCATATTCTCAATTTCTTCTTTTGTTAATTGAGAACCACCTTCAATTCGGATTTTGTTTTCTTTACCAGTTGCTTTATCTTTCGCGGTTACAGAAAGTATGCCGTTAGCATCGATATCCAAAATTACCTCAACTTGTGGAATACCTCTTGGTGCAGGTGGAATACCATCTAAATGGAATCTACCTAAAGAACGGTTGTCTTTTGCCATAGGTCTTTCACCTTGAAGACAGTGGATCTCTACAGAAGATTGATTATCTGCCGCAGTAGAGAATGTTTCACTTTTTCTTGTAGGAATAGTAGTGTTAGCTTCAATCAATTTAGTAAACACACCACCCATTGTTTCAATACCAAGTGAAAGAGGGGTTACATCTAATAGTAATACGTCAGTAATACCACCAGTCAACACAGCACCTTGAATAGCAGCTCCTAATGCAACAACTTCATCTGGATTTACAGATTTGTTTGCTTTCTTACCAATGAATGATTCGATAGCTTCTTGAATAGCTGGGATTCTTGTAGAACCACCAACCAAGATAACTTCATCAATGTCAGCTGGTTTTAGTTTAGCACTTTTAAGAGCAGACTTTGCACAATCGATAGCTCTTTTAACTAATGAACTAGTCATTTGGTCAAATTTCGCTTTTGTCAATTGTTTAACAAAGTGTAAAGGTTGATTGTCTCTTGATGTGATGTAAGGTAGATTAATGTCAGTTGTTGTAGAAGAAGATAATTCAATCTTAGCTTTCTCTGCAGCTTCTTTTAATCTTTGTAATGCCATAGCATCTTTTGATAAATCCACATCATTTTCAGATTTGAATTCTTGAACCATCCAAGTAATGATTTCGTTATCAAAGTCGTCACCACCTAAGTGAGTATCACCATCAGTAGATTTTACTTCAAAAACACCGTCTCCAATTTCTAATACAGAAACGTCATGAGTTCCCCCACCACAGTCAAATACTAAGATTTTAGATTCTGTATTTTTCTTATCTAAACCATACGCTAAAGCAGCAGCAGTTGGCTCATTGATAATTCTTTCAACTTTCAAACCAGCGATTTCACCAGCTTCGATTGTTGCGGTTCTTTCTGCATCACCGAAGTAAGCAGGAACAGTGATAACTGCTCTTGTGATTTCACATCCTAAGTAATCTTCCGCAGTTTTTTTCATTTTTTGTAAAATCATTGCCGAGATTTCTTGTGGAGTATATACTCTGTCTCCAATTCTAACACCAGGTACATTAGAGCCAGTTTTTTCTACTTTATAAGGAGTTCTTTTAATTTCATCTGAACAAGATGAGAAATCTTTCCCTATAAATCTTTTGATTGAATAAACAGTTTGTTCTGGATTAGTAACTGCTTGTCTTTTTGCAGGGTCTCCCACTTTTCTATCATCTTTCGTGAAGCCTACAATAGAAGGTGTTGTTCTTTTACCTTCTGAATTTGGGATAATTGTTGGTTCTCCATTTTCAACAACCGCAATGGCCGAATTCGTTGTACCAAGATCAATTCCCACTATTACATCTCTTTTGTTCATAATTTTAATTTATTTTTTTGTGATTATTAATATTCAATTTCTATACCAAAGTTATTTTACTGACATTTATACATAATAAAATGACATTATGTCATACATAATCTTTACACTAAATATATATTCTAAAAATTAAAAAAGTTTAACAAAATTTAATATATACTTTTATGTTACAACAAATACTAGATAATATAGAAGGAATACTCGTCGAGTTGATGGATAATCAAATTGATTTTGATTTTGATGTAAAAGACAAAAGAGATAAGTTTTTAAGATTTGATATTAGATTTTTTCCAGAATTTATAAGAGATGGTGGTTTAAGTCGTTATTTTCCTTATTTAGAGTTTTATGGTAGAGATGGTAAGTTAAAACCTTATATAAAGGAAGCACTTTTAACATTAGATACATATCTAAAAAATAAACTGATGTATGTCAAGGTTCACTCTCTATTCGGAAACGAAGGAATTATGATGTCGATTCCTGAATTTACTAAAATTGAAGGTTCAATGGCAACTTCAATTAAAATGTTTACTATTGGTGTTTCTGTAAATCATTTAGCAAGAGGTAAAGCAAACAGGGATATAAAAGAAAAAAGAATAAACTCATATTCACAATTTATAAATGAGGCATTTGATAAAAACTCAATAAAGGATTTTTGTGAAAGGTATCTTGCTTATTTATTAGATGATGAGGATTATAGTATTGAACTTACTGTTCCTAGAAGAGGTGGTACTAGTTTTTGGACTAATAGTGAAGGTCCACAGATTGCAATTAGTAAAAAAGGCGATCTTATTAGATGGAATGATGTAAAAGATCATATGATTCCCTTTTTAACAATTCTAAATAAGGAGTATAATTGTTTTCCGGACATAGATTTTAAAATTGGTAGTAACTTTGTATATACAACATTAGTGACGCACAGAATGCAGGATCTTATAAAAGATTTTGCAATAACTCATAGACTTTTTAATAAAATAGTTATATCATTGAGATCTAATCAGAGTAAATTCCGAGCTAAGAGATTTCTAACAGAAGAGTTAAAAGATATAACTAAAAATAAGAGTAAGAGATTTAATGAAAGTGTAAATGAATACGATCTAAAAGATTATTGTGAGACAAACTTAGCTTATCTAATGGATGACGGTTTGAAAGTTGAACCTGATTTTTATAATGGCTCAGAATATAATGAATTAGATGAATTATCAGTTCTATTATCTTGGGGTGGCCATCGTAGAAAATGGTTTGAGATAAAAGATCATATTATACCTTTCTTACATAGACTTCGTAATGAATATGAGTTAGATGAAGTTTATTTTGGTAATGATCCGGATACAGCAGAATACCGTAATAAATTTTTTAGATTTTCGGTACAAGACTGGGACAAACCAACTATCAATGGAATAGGATATAGTAAGGAAATTCACTTATCATATGATGAATTAGAAACTCTTCCGGATGAAACACTTATCACAAAAATAATATTTTGGGTTAAGATATAAAAAACCCACCAATCGGTGGGTTTTAGTCTTCTACATCTTCTTCAACATCAATGAAGAATAAAGTTGGGTCAATTTTAGATAACCACTCTCTTGCTATTAACAATTTGTTAGTATCTCTTGACAACCAAACTTTAGCCATTTCAAATGGTTCAGAAGTTTTGATCATATTTTCATATCTTTCATATTCTTCAAAGATTTCTAAGATTTCTTCTCTTGATAGTAATGCCATTTCATCTACAGTCGCCATTTTCATTACAAAAGGAAAGTTTTCTTCTTTACCTCTATAGTTGATCGCATAATCTTTTCTTGAACCTACAGTTAAGTAGAACTCATATGATTTTCTTATTTCATCAACTTTTTTAGATAAAGCTCTTTTAACTATTGAGATTATTTTCTCAATTCTAGCGTGTGCTTCTACTTCATCCTCTGGGATTTGAGCGATAACGTCGTCAATTTCATCAGTTAAGATGTAGTTGATTATAACGTTTTCTCTGTAAATATCCTCAGTTAAGATACCGTGTCTTTTGAAGTACCAATCAGTTTTGATTTTCATCAATACACCGTTAGTAAATTCAATTATCCATCCTTCTTTATCTTCTGTATAAGAAGCCATTTCGATCAACTCGTCTAAAGTATAACCTGCCTCAGAAGGAGCCACTCTGATATCACCGATTACGTCTAAATAGTCATTTAAGTCTAATAGTTCACCAGTAACATTATCTCTCAATTTTAACAAGATTAAATCTTCTTTAGCATATCTTAAAACAATTTTGTTTGATGGAGCGACATACTCAAAGATTGCAGTTATATCGTTATCGAAAGTCCAATCAACAAATCTTTTTACAGATGCGTTTGATTTGTAAACTCTCATAATACCTTCTGCTTGGTCAGTGATAACTGACATTTTTGATTTACCAAAAACTGATCCGTCTGGTAGTTTGATAAATGATGCTACAGAACCATCTTCTTTGTTGTAGATAGATTTGATTTTGAAATCTTTAACTTCTGAATACATAGTATCTGGTACTTGGTTCAAGTTAAAGAATTTCTCTAATAATAAGTATCTTTTAAACAAAGATCCGTCAGAGTTGAATACATAAGTAATTCCTCTCATTTCTTTCGCACCTGGTGCGTTGAAGTCTGACCAAGAAGCTAATCTATAGTTGAAAGTAGATACAGTATATCCACCAACAATAGACCTAGACTCATAAAATGGTGAGTTAGGTAGCAATGTCAATGCAACTGCTTCTTCATATGTTGGAATTACTTTCATTTCTTTTTTAATTTTTACAAAGATAATGAATTATTCTATAAGTAGAAATTTATTTGAACTTTTCTTTGAGTTATTTGAAAGTTTAAGATTAGATAATACTAAAAAAACCTCAATAAAATTGAGGTTTTTAATTTAATAATTTTCATATTTTGTAACACCTTTTACTCTAACTGCTCTTAAAACTTGTTTTCTTTGTTTACCAGTACTTTCATAAGAAACATGTACCCAGTCAGGATTATTTTTATTACCAAATTCCCATATAAGTTGATCAAAATCTAAATTATCTTTTATGTAATCAAAAACTTGTTTGTTAGTAACACCACTTGAACTACCATCCATATCAATATCAATTGCTTCTCCTGTACTATGTTGGCTTGTTGAACTTCCTCCGATTTTAGAGTTTAATGCTTTGCTTCTATAACCTGAGCTAATAAAAATAGGAACACCAAAATTTTCTCTAATTGGTTGAAAAATATTGGTTGCTAACTTTTTCATATTCTCAATGTGTTCAGCTGTTGGCATATTACTTATACGATTTCTTTTAGCAGCTTCACTTCTTGTTAATTCACCTAAGTCTAAGTTTTCTGACAATTTCATATTTTATATTTATTTTTTATCTAAGATATAATATATATAAAAAAAAATCAACCCTATTTGTTTTAACAAAAAAAATGAGAAGTTTTCACTTCTCATTTTTATTATTCATATTTTAGTCTTTTAATAAGTTTTCTGCAACAGAGTATTGTTTATCACTTAAAACTTTTACTTGTCTACCTTTAAAATCTTCTTTGTTTAGTTTTGTATTTGTTTTTAATTGTTTCTGTAATGATAGTAAAAATGAATTAGTACCATCGTAAGATTTGATTTTCTTGTTTAGTTCTACTTTTTCGTTTATTTCCATGTTTTAAATTATATTTTTGACAAAGATAAGAAAAACTTCTTACTAAATACGTATATAATAATAAAATTATTGAAAATATATGAAAATAATGATACGTCCAGAAGAAATTGTAAAGAGATGTCTTTGGGACACTTATGTATATTACGTACTACAATGTACCGAAAAAGAAGCAGAAAGAATACTTAAAGAAAATGAAGAGATAGAAGTATCTGAAAGAGATGCTTTAGTAATGGGTTTACTAAAAATAATAGAAACTATAAATTTAATTCATAAGTTTAATACTTATATAACTGAATTTTTAAGTAATAAATCTATTGGTAATCCTAAAAAAGATGGTACCTTACTAGTTAGAAAGAAAAACTTAGACTATGCAGTTGATAAGTTTTTAGATAAGTTTCCAGATTATTGGGAACCTAGTGCAGGTTGGGTTAATTCATTAAAAGAACTTGTTGAATACATTGATGAGATGAAAATAGAGTTAGAAAAATTAGAAGTTATTGAGCTTGAAGATAAGAATGTTATCTATGAGTTTTATAATTCGAGTGCAGTTAAAAAATTACTTAAATTTAATTATTAATATGGAAAACGAAGAACAAAAAGAAATTTTAGAGGAAACTGTTGTTGAAGTAACAGTAGAACAAAAGTTACAAGAATCAGAAGAGAAATACTTACGTCTTTATGCAGATTTTGAAAACTACAAAAGAAGAGTTCAAAAAGATAAAGAAGAATTAGTATTAAATACAAAAACAAAAATGTTATCATCTATACTTGATATGGATAATGACATTAGTATTGCTTTAAAGTCAATGGATAAAGTTGATGAAGGTGTTTTATTAATAGCACACAAATTAGATACTTTTTTAAAATCACAAGGTATCGAAACAATACAAACTGAAGTTTATGATGAGGATTTACACGAAGTTATTTCTGTGATTCCCTCGGATGTGCAAAAGGTAGTTGATGTAGTATCAAAAGGTTATTCATTAAATGGTAAACCATTTAGATATCCAAAAATCGTTTTAGGAAGATAAGTTATGATGGATACCAAACCTTCAATTTTGAATATAAATCAAAATGCATCTTATCGAGAGATAATACTTGATACTTTATGTCAGGGTATTAAGAATTCTTCTGATTTTCGTGATGTATTAGATTATGTTTTAGATAAAAAGATTTACTTATTTGAAGGGTTTGAGTTTCAAGGAACTTTATATGATGGTGATGAAGAAATTTTAGATTTGATAATGCCATCAATTAGAAGAGTGTGGGGTAAAGTTTATATTACCCCACCTTCTATGTTAAGAGAGAAGAGATTAGAGTTATTCGAATTATTATTTGATATAGATGATTTTTTAGATTATTTGGTTTTGATTTTACCAAAAACTGCAAATAAATTAGAAATGTTTGATAATTTAGATAGAACACAAGAAACATTACAACTTATAGTTGATAATTATATTGCAGGATTATTTCAACAAGCTTACAACTCTGAAACTCTTAATGAAGATATAAAATCCGCAAAAAGAAATAAAAATTTAAAGAATATAATAAATGATTAATTGGTATGTACAAATATCAGAATCTGCACCACAAGGTTTCAATTCTGATAGTTATATAGGTACTGTTATTGATACTGCAACTCCGTTTATGGAGTATTTCTGTAAGAGATTATCAGATGTTGATAATTGGAAAATAGAGGATGCTCAAAATGTATTTAAAGATATAATTGACGAAATGCCGATTATGTCTTCAACAGTTTATGACAACGAATTTATTATAAGATATAATAAATGGACTTCTATTAAACTAACAGACACAACCAAACAAATATATAGAGATATAAAATTAGAAAAAATATTAGCATAAAACTATGGCAAAAGATTATTATGACGTACTAGGTGTTGACAGAAATGCAACAGAAGATGAGATTAAGAAGTCTTATCGTAAAATGGCTATGAAATGGCATCCTGATAAAAATCCTGATAATCCCGAAGCGGAAACTAAATTTAAAGAAGCAGCAGAAGCTTATGATGTTCTTTCTACTCCAGATAAGAAATCAAACTACGATAGATTCGGGTCAGCCGATGGTGGTGGAAATCCATTCGGTGGATTTGGAGGTGGTCAAGGTCACGGATTCAATATGAACGATATATTTAACCAATTTGGTGATATATTCGGTGGTGGATTCGGTGGACAAAGACAACAACAAAGACAATCTAAAGGATCTGATTTAAGAATAAAGGTTTCTTTAACTATTGAAGAAATAATCAATGGTACTACAAAGAAATTAAAATATAAAAGACAAGAGCCTTGTAATGGTTGTAATGGAAAAGGTGGTTCTGATGTAAGAACTTGTATTCCTTGTAATGGATCTGGACATAGAACAGTAGTACAAAATACTCCATTCGGGCAAATTAGAAATTCATCTATGTGTCCTGATTGTAATGGTACTGGAAATCAAATAACAAATAAATGTAATGTTTGTCACGGACAAGCGACTGTACCAAAAGAACAAACAGTTGATGTTGAAATACCTAAAGGTGTTGGAAACGGAATGCAAATGACAATGGCGGGTTTTGGTAACCATATACTAAATGGTTTTCCAGGAGATTTGTATATTGTATTTGATGAAGTAAGAGAAATGTACTTTAGAAGAGAAGGTGGTAACATTATAGTTGACCAAGAAATTTCTGTCATTGATGCAATTATTGGTGCGAATATACCTGTTAAAACTCCACACGGAGATATAATGATAGCAATTGAACCAGGTACAGAACACGGTAAGATTATAAGAATACACGGGAAAGGTGTTCAAGATATACACGAAGGTATGGGAAGTTTAGTAGTAAATATTAAGATTAGAATACCGAAATCTATAAACCTAGATCAGAAAGCCATTTTAGAAAAGTTAAAAAGTTCAGGTAATTTCTAATGTTGATGAGTACAAGTTATTCGTATGGTTCACCACCAAGTAATCCTAATGATGGTGACATGTATTATGATTTAGCCACAGGTAAACATAATATGTACTCAAATGGTCAATGGTTTGAGTTAAAAGTAAGTTTATCAAAAAATTTAGAAAGAAAAGAAAAAATAAAAGCCATATTAAAATAATATGGCCTTTTTATTAGAAATCAGTTCTATTTCTATGTTTAGGTTTTCTATTATAGTCTTTTTGAGATTTATGTACTTTATGAGTAGCAACCCAACCAGCATTAGCCTCGATCTCCATTTCTCTTGAAGCTTTCTTTCTAGATTTGATGATTTGTTCTTTTGTTATTTTACCAATTGTTGCCATAGTTTCTATCTTTTTTAGTGATACAAAGATAATATAAAATTTTAATATATACAATAAATATTAAAAATTTTTATGGCTGATTATATTCCTTTTCAAGGTGGTTTAACAATAGAAGAATTTATTGATACAATTCAAACGGAAATAAGTGTATCGTGTGCTTTACCTAAAACAATGCCAGATGCAAATATACGTCAAATAATTGAATCTAGGGCACTTCCTTATTTTTATAGATGGTATCAATATGCAGTTCAAAAAATGTATTTCCTTATTAGAAAAGAAGCTTTTACTGCAGAAGAATTTACTAAATATAATTATGTAACCGTTCCTTGTGAAATACAATCAGTTGTTTATCTATATGAAGTTAAAGGAGCGTCTCTTTTTCAATTAGGTATAAATACACCAAACTTATCAGTAAACTTAGGAGTTACTAATCAACCTTACCTATCTTCTTATGTTACAACAATTGGAGAGTTAGGGGTTTATAAAACAATGTTAGATAATATGTCTGATATGTTGAACCAATTAAATAAATACACACTTAGATATTCATTCAATCAACTAAATCATAGATTACATATTTTAACTAAAGTTGAAAATGATGTAATTATCGAAGGATATGCTAATATCCCACAAGAAAATTTATTTAAAGATGATTTGTTTTATAAGTATGTTGTTGGTTGGACTAAAGTTCAATTAGGAAATATGTTAGGAATGTATGATTTTACACTTCCAGGTTCAGTAAAAATCAACCATGCTAATTTAGTTACACAAGGTCAAGCAGAAGTAAAAGAGGTTGAGGAAGAAATCAAAGGACAATCTAATTCAAGTTTTTTTATAATGGTCAAGAGATAATTCTATTAGACTACTAGGGGGAGTTAGAATTTTTATATATAGTATATGGAAGAAATTAAATATACAATATACAAACTAATTGATCCGGTATCTAATGAAATTAGATACATTGGATTGACCTTTAATACACTCAAACAACGACTAGGATCTCATATGAGTGAACCTAGCAAATCTCACAAATGTAACTGGATAAGGAAATTAAAATCACAAGGATTAAAACCTATAATAGAATCTATTGAAGATAACATATCATCTTATGAAGATTGTTGTTTAAAGGAGATATACTATATAGATTATTATAGAAGTATTGGTTGTGATTTAACCAACTCCGCAAGTGGTGGTAATAAAAATAAGAAGATGTCCGAAGAAACTAAAAGAAAGATGTCCGAGTCTGCGAAAAATAGAAATTTTAAATTAGTACATACTGATAAAGCGAAGAAAAATTTTAGTATAAAATCAAAAGAGAGATTTCAAAAAGAAGAAGAGAGAAATAAGTTAAGGATATCTAATAAGAGATATGAGGACTCTAAAACAGAGGAACAGAAATTAACTGATATTTTAATACAAAAGTGTAAAGGTATAATTCAATATGATAAAGATATGAATTATATTAATGAGTATCCATCTATTAGAGATGCTGAGAGAAAGACAAATATAGTAAGATCAAATATAATGAAATGTTGTAAAGGTAAGTATAAATCCGCAGGTGGTTTCATATGGAGATATAAAAATGAAATTGATATTTAATATATAATTTATGAAACATTTAAAAAGAATTTTTGAAAGTACAGAAGAATTAGACACTGATTATATCGAGATGTGTTTTACTTTTTCTTAGATAAAGAATAAGAAAACCACTCATATGAGTGGTTTTTTACTATTTATTGAATCTATTAAAAGCATTCTGTGATATTTTAACCCAGTTTGCTTTACCAATAAATTCTTCTAAAGTTCTACTATTTGAGTAAGACATTGCAGATCTTAAATAATCGGTAAAGTTTTCTTTCCATCCAGCTAAAGTATATTCTACTTTATTGTATTTAGAAATTCCCTCACCAGTTTTAAGTTCTTTTCTTTCCCAAGCTTTTTGAACTTCTTTTGTCGACATTCCTCTATAATACTTCCAAACATCAATACCCTCACTAAAGTTAGTGATTGCTTGTTCTTCTGTTATTAAGTGAAATACACCGGTAGAATCCTTTAAAAAGTTATCAGAACAACTTTCTAAACATTTGTTAAACACTCCACCTAACATAATGGCATGAGCACCAAGTGCCAAAGCTTTGATTATATCAGAGAAGTTTCTAAATCCACCGTCTGCTAAGATCTTAGTAGGATTGTCAAACTCTTTTGAGATTTCGTAACATTCATTTACTAATGATGCCATTGGAAAATGTATTGAAACATTCGCGGAAGTAGTACAAGCAGATCCTCCACCAATACCAACTCTAATCCAATCAACTCCAATCTCACAGTATTTTCTGTAAGTTTCTGGGTTGGCAATGTTACCAACCATTAGTTCAATTTCGTTACCAAATTTTTCTTTTATTCTTTTGGATATCTCCCACAGCTTAAACATATGGCCGTTCGCCACATCGATTAGCACTTTCTTAGGCATTTCCTCACCGGACTCAAACAACTCAATCATTTCATCAAGTCCGTAAGAATAGAAGTAGTTATTATTTTTAAGATTATCATATTTAACATTTCTTGGTAAACAAATGTTGGTATAATTATCTTCAAAAGTAGATATGTTATTTTCGTCAATAACCATATCCATTGGTGCAGTAAAGATAGGAAGCTTTCCATTTTGTAATGGATTTATCTCACTACGAGATGCAATAGTACTCAGTGTATCTGGTATTATTGTAATGTCATTCCAGTCGAATTTTTTCATATATTAATAGAAAGAGTATTTTTCTTCTTTAACACAATAGATTGAGATAGGATAAAGTCTTACTTCACCTTCGGTTTCGTCAACCATAAATCTCATTGAACCATCAATAATTTCGTTGGTTATCTTAACGGTTGCATTGTTAAGTCCTTTAAAAATGGTGTGATTAATTTCGTCACTTTCGTCTATTGTTAAGAAGTGTTTTTTACCTAAGATTTTTCCTTTGAAACCTTCTTCAAAGTAAGCTTTCTCGATAATTTGTTGGATTGTTGTAGAGTCAGACAACTCTACTTTAATTTCATGTTTTACCATTGTTTTGGTTTTTTAATTAGACAATAAATTATTTACTTATGTTTTATGTTATTTTTGATAAAAGTTGAATTGTTATTTTTATTTTTTAATATATAATTTATGATTAAAAGATTTAACTCATTTAACGAAGCTTTACACATAAATAAAGATGTAGATCAATTAGCTGAAGAACTTTTTCCAAAAATAAAAGAAAAAGGTGAAGGTGTTATTAGTTTTATAAATAATGGTAAAACAAATCTTGATTTTCAAGAGTTAGTAGTAAATATTAGGAAAAATAGGCTTAATCCAAATGTATCAGGTTCTTTGGATGTATCAAAGTCTAGAAAACTTAGTAATGGTAAATGGTTTATTAAGATAAGTTTGACACCGAGTGCAGATATTTCCACCTTTAAACATGAGTTAAATCATGCATTTAGATTAACAAAAATAGGTAAAGTAGCTTCTATAAAAAATCTTAATTATTTAAAAACCTTACCATTTCATAAAGATGAAGATATTAGGGATTTTTTCTATATTATTTATATGGCAAATGATGAGGAAATAAACTCAACTGTAATTGAAACATTTGAAGAAGTTAAAAATAAACTTAAAAAATTTACTAATTTTGGTAGTAAGAACACCAATGATGATTTTAAATGGATCATACAATCTACTCCGGGATTCATAGATGCTGAAATGATGAAAGAATTTAGTTGTGAAAAACACTTTAGAAAATTTACAAAAAATCAAATAAATAAATTTTTTTGGATAATTGAACAAAATAAAAAAGAGTTAGATGCTGCAACATCTGGCCCATTTAGAAAGTTTAAATTTATGGGACATATGATAAAAAAGTTCTTTAATAAAGAAGATTTAGAAGATGATGGTAAAACTTATATACCAAAAAGAGGTATAAAGTTCTATGATAATTGGATTAATAAACAAGGTAAAAAGTTGGAAAGAAAACTTTATTCACTATACGGACACTTTTATTAAAATATACGGCTTAGGACCCGTAATAGTTACTTCGCAAACCGAGGCAGACTAAGAAAACACCGAATTCGCTACTCGGTGTTTTCACTTTTTATATATAATCTATGGCTAGAAAACTAACAAACGATGATTTCTTAAAGAGATCAAATACTTTACATAATAACTTTTATGATTATGTTGAAGAATATAAGAATGCTCGAACAAAAATTAAAATTATATGTCCTCTACATGGTGAGTTTGAACAAAAACCATACTCTCACTTACAAGGAATTGGATGTCCAAAATGTGGATTTATAAAATCGTCAGATTCTAGTAGAAAAATTATAGACTCCTTTATATTTGATGCGTCTAGAATACATCAGAATAAATATAATTATGATAAAGTTATCTATAAAAGTAATAAAACTCCAGTTACCATTGTTTGTCCTATACATGGAGACTTTCAACAAACTCCACAATCTCATTTAAAAGGATTTGGGTGTAGAGGTTGTACACCAAAAAAAGAAAATAAGTCCAATAGTAAGTTTGTAGAGCAGGCAAATAAAGTACATAGTTACAAATATAATTATAACGATGAATATAAAGGTGCTCATATTCCAATAAATATAAGTTGTACTAAACATGGAGATTTTCAACAAACTCCAAATTCACATTTAAGAGGTAGAGGTTGTCCTGATTGTCAGTGGAGTAATTCATCTAAATTAGAAAACGATTGGTTAGATTATTTAGGAATTGATAAAAAATATAGAAATAAGAGAATTATAATAGATGATAAACTATTTAAGTTTGATGCTTATATACCGGAAACAAATACAATTTATGAGTTTTATGGTGATTACTGGCATGGAAATCCTAATAAATTATATAAAGGTGATATAAATCATAAGTCTAAAGAAACATTTGTTGATCTATATAAAAAAACTATAAGAAGAGAGGATTTTCTTAGAAGTAAGGGATATAATTTAATTACCATATGGGAGGATGATTTTATCAAACAAATTAATAAAAAATTATATAATATAAATAAAATAAATAAATAATTATTATGGAAGAACATATTTTAAAAGAGAATCCTGGTAGATTTGTAATTTTTCCTTTGAAGTATCACGACATTTGGGAACTTTATAAAACCGAGGAGCATTCATTTTGGACTAGCGAGGAAATCGATTTATCTCAAGACATTACAGACTGGGAAGAAAAATTAAATGATAATGAAAGACATTACATTAAAAACGTATTAGCTTTCTTTGCGGCATCAGATGGTATCGTAAATGAAAACTTAGCAGAAAACTTCTTAAAAGAAGTACAATATCCAGAAGCAAAATCATTTTATGGTTTTCAAATTGCTATGGAGAATGTACACTCTGAAACTTACTCTTTATTGATTGATACTTATATTAAAGATAATGATGAGAAAGACCGTTTATTTAATGCAATCGATACTGTACCATCAGTTCAAAAGAAAGCTAAATGGGCTTTAAAATGGATAGATTCTGAATCATTTGCAGAAAGATTAATTGCGTTTGCTGCAGTAGAAGGTATTTTCTTCTCTGGATCATTCTGTGCAATTTTCTGGTTAAAGAAAAGAGGTTTAATGCCTGGATTATCTTTCTCTAATGAGTTGATTTCTAGAGATGAGGCTTTACACTGTCAATTTGCTTGTTTGTTACATAACAAATATATTCAAAACAAAGTTTCAGAAGAAAGAATTAAAGAAATCATTTGTGATGCGGTGGAAATTGAGAAAGAATTTATTTCAGATTCATTACCAGTATCTTTGATTGGTATGAATGAAAAACTTATGTCACAATATATTGAGTTCGTTGCTGACTTCTGGTTAGTTGAATTAGGTTGTTCTAAAGTTTATAACTCTGAAAATCCATTTGACTTTATGGAAATGCTTTCATTACAAGGCAAAGTTAATTTCTTTGAAAAAAGAAATGGTGATTATCAAAAAGTTTCTGACAAAGTAATTGACTTTGACAATCTTAATGAAGACTTCTAAAAACCAACCCACTTTCGAGTGGGTTTTTTAGTTATAGATTTTAATATATAACATTATGAAAATATTAAAATTTAATGAGTTTGATGAAGTGAATGAAGCACTTCCTAGACAACAATCGGTAGATCAGTTAAAAAAAGTTATGAAGGTGTCTGCAAGTACTGACATTGGTAACAGAATATCTGATATGAATAAACAAGGAGCGAATATAGATTATATTCAAAATCCTATTGATACTGGGATTGAATCTTATGAAGATTTCGAGAAACACAATAAGAAATTTATTCCATCTTGGAACCTAAAGAATCTTATTGGACCATTTGCACCAGAACCTAAACCAAAAGTTAAGTTTGATTTAGATTATGAAAAGAAACAAGGTAAAGTAAAGAAATAATGAACCACATAATAAAATATAATGTTTTTGAATCATTTGAATATGAAAATGGTTGTATAATGTTAGAACTTCCAATTTCTAACTGGGATGAGATATTATCTATTATTAACGAAGAAGACATTTATGATGTTCAGGGTGGTAAGATACCATTTGGTCTTCAAAAGAGAGCTCACTTAACTTTACTTTATCCAATTAAAAAGTCAATAACATTTGATGAGGTTAAACCACATTTAGATGCAGTCGTGAAAGATGAACCAATTACGGTAGTCACTAAGAACATTGAAGTATTTGAAGGTAATAACTATGATATATTAGTTATAAAAGTTGAAGATAATCCTTATTTGAAAAAGATACATACTTATTTAAGTCAACATATACATAACTATAATAGACATTCATTTAATCCACATATAACAATTGGTTATATTAAGAAAGGTACTGGCGATAAGTATTGTAAAGATTTAAGATTAGAAATAAATGGAATTGATAAAATAACATATTCTCATAAAGGAGAAGATAGTTTATATAAAGTAAATGAAAATAAAATGTGGTATAAAACTATACCTGAAATGTTAAAATTTCTTAAAAGTAAGTCTAATCTACCTTGGTTATTTTTAGACACGGAAACTACCGGCTTATTAGGACCTAAACACGAACAACTAACACAAGTTTCTGCTCTTGCAACTGAATACGATTTCAATTCAAATACATTTAATGAGATTGGTTCTTTTGATGAGAAGATAAAACTAACATCTGAATTAAAGACAAGATATAACCAACCTGATGGTGGTAACAGAAGAATTCTAAGTTTTAATCATTATGGTTCAGGTGGATATAAATATAAAGATGAAAGACAAATCGTAGATGAGTTTTTCGATTGGATAAATGAGTTCTCACCTTGTTTATTAGTTGCACAGAACGCGGGATTTGATATGCAAATGTTATCTGGTAGATATGGTCATAAAATAAATAATGAAGTCTTAGACACGAAAATGTTAATTCAATTATATTTCTTACCACTTCTTCAAAAGTTAGCAGAAACTGATGTAACTTATCAAAAAATGGTAGATTTTATTGGAACTTCAACAAGAGATAATGGATTGATTTCATCTTCAATGAGTAAAGTGGGCCCGGCACTTGGAATTAATATGTCTGGTTATCATGATGCTATTACAGATTGTCGCATCACAATTCAAATGTATCAAAAGATTGTTGATTTATTAGATCAACATAAAAATATAGATATATCTAAGTATCAAACCGAAAGGATAAAAAGTATTAGATTAAAGTAATGAAATTAAGAAAGTATAACGAAGCACTATTTAGTGCAAGAGAACTCTGGGGTTATGATGATGATAGAACACCACCTAAAAAGGATTATGATATGTTGTATCTAAAAACTATTTTCAATGAGATTTTAGAAGATACTAAGGATTTATTAGATGATCACTTTGTGGCCGCACTTGATCGTGATGCACAAACTTCTATATCAAAAGTAAATAAAGCAGATCACATTGGATTTTATGGTAGATATAGAATTATAGGTAATTATAGTAAAGAAGATAAAACATTAGGTGGTTATGCAAAGGTATTTGGCTCTTTAACAGAAGACTTTCTTGACATTGAAACTGGACTCAAACACTTAGAAATGGAGTTTAAAAATGAAAGTATATTTGGAGAAGAGTTTCCACATACTGAGTTTTCACATACGGTAAAACTAACTCACAATGATAGAGGTATCAGTTATGAGTTCATATTAGATATGAAGTTTTAAAAATAAAGTCGAACATTTGTTCGACTTTTTATTTTTTAAATAAGGGAGAAAAAGTAGAAAAGGGAGAAACACTTATTTAATATATAATAGTATGAAAAAGTGTAGTAAATGTGAAATAGAAAAGGAGTTATCTCAATTTAAAAGGTATTCGGTATGTATAGATTGTAATAAAATGATGAATAAGATCTATAATGATAGTAGAAAAGAAAAAATGAAAGAATACTATCAAGAAAATAAGGAATTACTTAAAGATAGAAATAAGTTAAATTACAACAATAATAGAGAATATATTAAAACTAGAAATAAGGAATACTCTATAAGGAATAGAGATAAAAGAAATATTTATCTCTCAAATAGGAAGAAGAATGATAATTTATTTCATTTAACCGTAAAAATTAGAAACTTAATATACATATCATTTTATAATGGTGGTTTTTCAAAAAGGTCAAAAACTAATGAGATTTTGGGATGTTCTTTTGAAGAGTTTAAATCATATATAGAAGGATTATTTACTGAAGGAATGTCCTGGGATAACCAAGGAGAATGGCACTTAGATCATAAGACACCAGTAAGTTGGGCAGAAACAGAAGAACAAGTATATGAGTTAAATAAATACACAAACTTTCAACCATTATGGGCAACTGATAATTTATCTAAAGGAAATAGATACTCCGACTAAACAAACAAACATTAAAAATATAAAAGAATTATGAAAGAAAAAGGAAAACGAAAAATTAAAATATATTTTAGTATGGATCCGGACCTATACGAGGTTTTTGAAAAACATATAGATGAAAATCTATATGACAAGTCAAAAGTTATTGAAAAACTAATTGACGAGTATATACAAAAAAAATTAAAAATAACCTAATAAAATATAACTTTTTTTTAAACTTTTTTTAATTTTTTCATATAAATAGTAATCGGGTCAAACCGATATAGAAAAAAAAATTAAAAGCAATGAACGAACTTGACGATTTATTTAATGGCGGCCTAGACAGCAAAATGGACTTCTTAAATGAAGCAAAAACAACAAACAATGACGGAATTTACAGAGTAGATTTATCAAAATGTAAAGACAAGAAAAAAGGATGGAGATCAGTAGTAAGATTTTTACCTAACTTAACTCAAGAAGGAAAGATAGGCCAATCCGCGATTGAAAAGATAACGCATTACGTGGACATCAAAAATCAAAAAGAATTAAGTGGATGGTTTGATTCACCTAAAAACTTTAATGAGAAATGTCCTTTAACAGATTTGTATTACACAATGCAAAACTCTAAAAATGCAATCTTAATTGAAAAATCAAAACAATTAAAATACTCTAAAAAATACTATTCTTATGTTTTAGTAGTTGAAGACGAACAACAACCAGAATTAGTTGGTAAAATCTTAATCTTCCAATACGGTAAAACTATTAAAGATAAAATCTCTGCTGAGAAAAATGGTGAAATCTCTGGCGTTCCTTGTAACGTATTTGATTTATCAGCTGGTAAAGATTTCGTATTGGTTGTTAAAGAAATTCAAACAGGAGACGAAACTTACCCAGATTACAAAATGAGTATGTTCAAACCAGAAGCTACTTCTTTACCAATCTACTTTAAAGATAAAGCAGTTTTCAAAAACGCTCCAATTGTAGATGGTAAAATTGATCCAAATGCACAAGGTAAAGTAAAAGAATTTTTACTTGACAGAGGTAACGAGTTAGAAGACTTTGCACCAAAACAACTAACAGAAGAGCAACAAGCTAAAATCAATGAAATTTCTAATTTCTTAACTGGTAAAGCTTCAGCTTCTTATCCAAGTGCTAATGCTGCTAAACCAGCTTCAGAAGACTTTGAATTTGAAGATAGTTTCACAAATACTACTTCAACTGCAACAGCTACCGAAGACGAAGACGATTTCTTTAGTGACTTGTAAGATTTACTCTTAGAATAAATAAAAATCCCTAATAATTTAGGGATTTTTTATTTAATATAGTATGAACTTTTGATAATTATTTAATATAATCTATTAAGGAACACTGAAAAAAAATATAAATAAACTATGAGTTTAGCAAATAAAAGTTTTAAAAACAACTTAACAGGTGAAATAGTAACCGTTATTGATTCATTTGAGAACATTGCAATTTTGGAGAATAAACAAAAAGTAAATGTAAATGCTCTTATGAATCCAGCACTATACACAGAAGAAATTGATCCATTAAGTTTCTTTAATAATCAAGGTGCTTATAATATATTAGCAGAAAAGATTAAAAATATACCAACTGATCAAATCGTTGATGATTCTGGTGAAGTAAATGTTGCTGGTGTTGAAAGAATTGATATACCAAGAGGTGTTGAAGAATCTATTGTTTCAATGACAACAGAAGAAGATGAAAAAGCAGCATTAGCTGCTAAGTATGGTATTGTTAGTCCACCAGTAGAATCATTACAAAGACAAAATGAAGCGTTTGCTAAAATATTAGGAGAAGATTCACAAGATGAATTACCACAAGTTCCTCAATATCAACAACCGGTTCAAGAGCAAGTAACAAGAGTTGAAGTAAATAGAGAACCGTTAGAAGAAGTTAATAGAGAGTATGTTCAACCAGTTCAAAGAGTAGAGGTAGAAGATCCTATTATAAAAATGTTTAAAGGAGTAAAAAGAATTGTTGAGTTTAATATCAATTTGGATATTAAAAATAAAATTCCTCGTTTAGATTTTATCGAAATGATGGAAGATTCCTATGAGACAAGTATTATTGATTTCTTAGCAGATGAATTTACTAATGAACTTTTGAAAAATCCAGAAGTGATTAGAAGTATGATTAAAAGTAAAATCAATACATTGGTTTATGGTAAGGATAAAGTTGAATCATTTCCAAAACCAATAAATGATCAAATAACGGATTCGGTAACACAGAAACCAACACCACCATCATCACAAGTAATAAAAGAAGGTGAGGATCCTGTTAAGACTACTAAAACAAGAGCACCACGTAAGCCACGTGTTAAAAAAGAAATGGTAAAATAATGGTTGATGAGATTTACTTACAAAATGCAGTAAGAATTAGAAGAACTTATTTAAAGTTATCAAATAATATGGAACTTTATCAAAAGAAAGCTCAGGAAGTATCTGATAAACTTGAAGCAACTATTTCTAAAATAGATGATCTTCAACATCAGGTTGAAGAAAGTAAAAATGATAAGAGTGGTAAGAAAGATTCTAATCAATTTTTAATAGAGTTAGTTAAGATTCTAAATGAGGTTGAAGAAGATGGAAAGGCATTAGAAAGTTCTGTAGATCCTTTAAATAAAGAGATTGAGAAACTAGCTTTAGAAGAACAAGAACTGTATAGACAAATAAAAGAAAAACATTTTGACTTAACAGATGAACAAATAATAACATCTGTTCAGAATAGATTAATTAAAGAGAACCTTCAATAAGAAGGTTCTTTTTTTTTATATATATCTTAAAATTGTTTTACAACAAATGTCTAAAATTTCTAAGTATATAAAGCTTGATAAAAATATTCTTTTAGAGTATATTTACGATGATGGTAATCTTATTGCAGATTCCTATAATATTTTAGTTAATTCTAAATCAAGGGGTAATTCCTATATTGCTGGTGAAAGCAGTATGACTGGTAATATAATTGGTAATCAATTATTCAAATTAGATAGTTTATCTACTAAATTTGGTAAAGTAGATACTACAAAATATTCATTTCTACAAATTAAAAATTATTCTGCTGGTAATCCATTAAGACATGATACTTTAAGAATACACGTACCTATAAATTGGATATTTGGTGAGTATTTAGGATTTCATATAAGAGTTTATGCTTATGATTATACTAATACTAAGAGTTATGAACTATCAAACTTTTACTTTGATATGACAAGTATTAGTCAACAATATTTGTTGAACTTTACTTCACCACCACTATTATTTCAAGAAAAGTTATGGGGTAAAAACATATCAGTTGATATTCCTGCTTTAAGTGAAATATCATCACAAATTCTTAATGGCGCACCAAAAGAAAATAGTGTTAACTACAACTTAACTAATAATGTTGGTTTAAGTACAACTGCACCAGTATTTATAGATTTTCACTTTATAACTAATATACAAACAGTTAATAGTGTAACTACTTATTTACTAACTGCTGCAAATACAACTACAATACCACAAACTCCAGAATTTGAAAAATTAGGTTTAGTTATTCAACATTCATCAAATGGAGATTTCTTTGAGATATATGGTACTTATAATGATACAATTTTTGGATTTAAAAAGTTTATAGATGATTCATATACTTTAGATAGAAATTACTATGTACAATATGATATTACAACTTATGAACAAAATATTCGTGGAAAAACTATTACAATTACGGTAACAGATAACTTCAATGAAACTATTGAATACAGACCTATTATAAAATATTCTACAACTACTGCTATCATTGATGTTGAAATGAGATTGATTGATTCAGTTGATGAAACTACTATTATTAGAAAAGCTTCTTATGGTATGCTACAGGATCAATTATCAAAGTATTCATTGAATATGATGAAGATAAATGTTAAAAATGTGGCCAATCCTAAGATTTATAACATTAAAACATCTATTAATACTGCATTAATTGGTGGTTTAGGAAACACAAATGGTTCATTAGTTTTAGGTGGTATAAATGGAAATGGATTAAATGGTGGTAATGGTAATACACAAGGTATGAATAATCTAACATCACAAGGTGGTGTAATAGTTGAGACTGTTAAAGTTCCTTTTCCAGTATTAGTTGATAGATTCAATATTATTGCTAAGTCTGACAATGCACTTTTTAATAATACTATGTTCTATGGATTTGGTAAAATTCAAATACTTTTATATCCATTTGATAATGTTGTTAAGTTTTATATTGCAACTGGACCAGATAGTAAACCAGAATACTTTAACTTAACTGGTATTAGTGAGATTAGTTTTGTTATTAAAAATGATCAAAATCAAATTACATTTCCATTATTTACGGAATCAGGTGATATAAATTTAGCAATTGGTCAAGTAGTATTCAAAGTAAATCAAAATAGATTTAACGAGATCAAAAAGATATATGATTCTGGTGTAAATGTGTTTTATATTACAGGTAAGAGCCAATCTACCACGTCAGTAATCTATACAGGATTATTTAAAATATATGACAGTAAATCGAATGTATCTGCTTTAAATGATCAAGCGGCATTTGCGGCAACAGTTAATCCAAGTATTATATTAGATCCTAACACAACTAAGGAAACTGCGATTGTAACAAGAAAACTAATAAATGAACAAGTACCTACTCCAAAACCAGGAGCAACAAACTAATAAGTAAAATATGAGATTATCCAGTCAGGCCAGTCAGTTTATATTCAATCTACCTCAAGCTTTTTTAAAACCTGAGGTTATAGATACTTATACACCAATTCTTGAGAAGAACTGGGTTCAATATGAGAATGTAATTGATTATTTAAACTCTACTATTAAGGGTGTAAATTTCCCTGGTATATCTTTTGATTTAGTAAAACGTATTGAAGTTAGAGGTAAGGAAAGATTCTTAAAACCTGCCAAGAATATTCAAGATATAACAACTACACATGATTTAACAGTTACATTTAGATCGGTTGATTCTGACTTAAATTATTGGTTGATGTTTGATATTATTAGTAAACATTATTTAGATGTAGAGAATGCTTTTCTAGAACCATTTACAATTGCTTGTGTTGATATACATAGAGATGCAATTTATGTTATAAGATTTTATGAGATTATTTTAAAATCTTTATCTGATAATACTTTCAACTATTCACAACAAAAGGTTAACGCAAAAGAATTTACGATAACCTTCCATTTTAACTTTTATGATATTGAGTTCTTACTTAATCAAAGTAAAGTACTTGAATTAGGTAATGTTCCACAGATTATACAAAAGATTTAAGTATATTTTCAATCTTTATTTTTCTTTTATTTCTTTTACTAAAAAGTTCATTTAGTATTTGAGTATCTATTGATTTTGATAGTTCATCAGCTAACATTTGTGTCATTTTAGCTTCTATATCAATACCGTATGATTTTCCTAAAGGTTGATCATAAATCTCACCACCTGCACCGATTTTTTTCATTTCATAAAATTTTTATTTATCCAAACTTCATTACAACCTATTTCCATGTCAAATCCAAATCCTTTTTTAATTAAAAATTCACGACATTCATCATCTTTTACTAGATCATGTTTTGCCATCTCAATTAAAACTATATAAACCGGTATATTCCAATTAAAAGTTTTTAAAACTTCTAACTCACCACCTTCTACATCTATTGAAAATAGATCAACTTTTTCGACTTTAAGTTCGTCTACTATTTTTGATATAGGAACAGATTTAACCATAAAAGTTGAATTCCTATCTAACTCCCATCCTTTTCTATGTTTATCATCCATTGTATGTGTCATTCCACCGATAGCATCACCACCTATAAATTCTACTTCTCCTTCAATCTCAGATATTGCATAATTAAAGTTGTAACAATTGGGTCTATTTATAATTAGAGAGTTATATAGATCCGTTGGTTCTATAAGAATACCTTTCCAATTTAAGTTCATTTCATAAAAGTATGAGTTTGAATAAAGTAATCCATCCATTGCACCGAGTTCTATAAAAAAACCGTTTTCATAGTTTAAGTATTTTTGAAATAATACTTCATCTTCATTTTGTTGACTTTTATACATTTTTATTTTTATTTTTATTTTTTATACTATCAATTTTGAAAGTATTAGTTTAGCTCTATTCTCATAAGTATGATTTTCATAAATAAAGTCATATACTCTTTTTGCAATCTCTTCCCTTTCTTCAGGATTGTTTAAATAGTAGTTTATCTTTTCTCCTAAATCATCATCATTATAATAAAACATCTTCTCAACATCCTCATTAAAGTCTAAAAATTCGTGAAAATATTTATTATAATTTGTCAACATAAATGAACCACTTGACATAATTTCAAAATATTTTGAGTTTATATCATATGACATTGATTGATTGAAACAAATTTTAGATGCTTGCATTTCTTTAACATAGTCAATACCAAATGCCGATAAACATTCTATACCAAACTTGTCACATATTCTTTTTCTCTCTGGTAGTAGACCACCGATAAAAACTAGATCTCTAGTTTTTTCATCAGTATATTTTACCATGTGATGTATTTTAGAGGAGCCATATGGCATCCAAAATGAATTATTTAGTTTATATCTTTCTAAATCATCAGGATTATTAAAGGCTACATAGTTTATACCAGCATTTTGTAACCAAGGTAAAAAGTTTACTAAATGTGTATCAATCGCCCAAAATAGTTTCGGTGTTTTTATAGAACCCCAATCCCACCATTTCCATCCTGACGCTTGTGGATAGTTTTCAGTAATAATTATTAAATCATAATTATCGGCCACTTTAGGTATATCTACTTCAGAATTTTCTCCATTAGGACCATAAACATCACATTCATGTCCTAAATTTCTAAAGGCATAACAAAACTCATAACCTTCTTTCCAATCAGAGTGTGGTCTTCCTGCCAATAATACGTCTGCTATTAAAATTTTCATATATTTTCTAATATTTTTTTCCAGCTCTCTAATATAGATTCTTTTCTATCTATATTATGAGTTCTCATTTTTTCACTTACTTCTTTAAAGTTAGTATTATTAATTTTATATTTTAAGTCATCTAAACTATTCATAGATAATATTACCTAATTCTGTTCCAATGTTTATTTGTCCACTCATTTTATTTTTTTATTTTTTCAATATCACTTATTGTATCTTTTAATAAATTATCATATGAGTATTTACATATCTTAGATTTTAAATAATATTCATTTCTTTTACTATATTCGTTATAACTACCAATTTCCTCAGTAACGTAGTCCTCAAATTTTAAATTATAACTTTTATATAAATCTCTTATGAAGTCATTAACAAATGTTAATCTTCCAGATCCTATTATTTTATGATCATTTGAAGATATTGATTCTTCAACAACATGTTTTGGATGTATAATATCTCTATAGAAATAAGTATCACCTATCTCTATTTTCTTCTTATTTATTATAGAATCAAATATTTTACCAAATAAAAATTCTGTACTACGATAGGTAGAATTAAAATTGAATGGATACATAATAAATACATTTTCATATCCAACATTATTCAAAATGTATTTAGATAATTTATATTTTGACTGTGTATATGAACTTATATAGAAATTGAAGTCTAAGTTTAAATTTATTTGCCCATCATATTGATTCCAAAGTTCACAAGTAGAATAGATAATTATTCGTTCAGATATACTTTTTAGTTTATTTATTACTTCTATAGTTAGATAGAAGTTTATATCATCATGAAGTTGTATATCACCAATAAACTTTCTTGATTCTCCGAAACATATAAATATTGTATTCCATTCTTTACTAAGTAAATAATCATAGTTAATATTTCTAGATGATATTCGTTCGTAGTCCTCAGGAAAGTAATATGATAATTGTGATGTATTTCCTATTATTAAATTATTCATTTATGCAACTTATTATTTTATTCCATTCTTTGTATATTTTATCTTTTCTAATTATATTAAACTCTTTCATGTTTTTACTAACTTCTGCTAAATCTATTGTTAGTTTTGATGGTAACTCTTCAAAAGTGTCAAAATATACTATGTGTGGCATCCATTCTGTATTATAAAAGTCAGAATAATCAATCCAATTACTCATTATATTTAGATTTGAATAGTCGTTAGGATCGTTTGTTCTATCACATTCTATTATAGAACCAGGTCCATATCCAAAAGTTTGGTTCCAAGTTAATTCAGATAATACATAATTACTATAGTTTGAATATAACTCCTTCATTAATTTTTTTGATGGACAAAATATTGGAATATTTGAAGTATAGTATTCAAATATAGACATAGTCGAACAATTATAAGGTATTATAATAATACCTTTATAATTTGCAATATCTTGCCAATCATACTTAATTAGATTTGATTTATCAACAATTTTATCTGAACCAAAATTAATAGGGAGTCTACTAGAATATAAAAATTTGTCTATAATAGGATTCCAATCAGAATTACTATATTCACATATACTAGGTATTAGTTTGCATTCTCTTTTTACAAAAAACTCAAAGTATCTCTTATCATATTCTGAATTTGCAACTGCAATAATCATACCACTATCTATACCATTTCTTAAATACTCATTAAATTCATTCCACTTTTGTGAATTTCTTTGAAATGGAACTTCGTATCTTATCGGTACTTGAATTATAATAGGTTTTTTAAATTTTTCATATATCATTGAGAAAGAAGGTGGGTATGTACAGATAAATCCATCATATTTTGATAATTCGTCCTTATATCTTTCATAGAATCTATCACACATATCTTGGTCTAGATTTCTCCAAGTATTTTGGTTTACTATATCGACCTTTGATGGTTCTCTATTAAATATCCAGTTATGACCAGAAAGTGACCAACTATCAACATTATGTTCTAGATCACCAAATATTTTTTTAATATCTGCAATAACTGATATATGTAGGTCTATATTAAAGAATCTCATTATTTATTTGTATATTTCATTATAGTCTCATAATAATACTCAAAACATTTGTCTGGTGTGTGATTACTATTATAGTTATCATATGCTCTTTGTGCAATATCTTTATATCGATCATTATCTAAAGCATATAATATCTTCTCTTCTAAGTCAGAATAGTCTTCACTTAACTCAATATAATCACTGAATGGCATATAATCTTCATCACAAGACTTAACTTTTAATTTTGGTTGAATAATACAAGATTTAGCGGATGCCAATTCCCAGTTTCTCCAACTATCATAACTATTACCAGGTGAGTTGAGACCTATCTTTGATCCATTTATTATTTCCTTATAAAGTTCTGGTGTTTGAACATATTCATATTTAATGAACCATTTTAAATGACTTAATTTACCATTTGCGAGTTCATTTATTTTATTTATAAAAAGTTGTCTTCTATGATTAGTTGGTCTTCCCAAGAAACATATATCCCACTTCTTATCCTGTAAAGACTCATCATACATACTTTCTATAGGAAAATGAAATGGTTTTACTGGTTTTTGTTCTATTCTAATACCATTTCTATTATATCCAAAGTAAACATTATTTAAGTCAGTGTTATTAGTATATTCTCTTTGCATAAAAAGATCAGGTGTTCTATTTGACCATTTTTGTAAATTTTCAAAATCGGTATCATCATGTTGTATTAAAAAACTATCCTGACAATAATTATCTATTATATGATTTGTTATAGGAATACTCCAATCCTCATGTAGGTATAGTACGACATTTTTATATTTATATTCAGGCTTGAAATCTCGCAATTCCTCTTCACCTATAATATCAATTTCATGTCCTTTTTTTCTGAAACTCTCAAATATAAAAGTTGAGTTCTTAACCCAGTTATAATTTAAGAATAAGAAATCTTTTGTTTCCATTTATTATTTAATTTTTTTTATTGCAATCTTATCTGCATAACTTGTTTCATCTTGAAAAATGTCATATCCATTTTCTATCAGAATCTTTTCTAATTTATCTAAATCGGTATCACTAAGGTGTACAAATTCATATCTGATAATATCAATATCTATATTAGCTGAGATTACAGATTCTATTACTACTAGTTCATATGCTTCTGTATCTATTACTAAAGCATCTACTTTTGTAATTTTATATTTATCTACTAAATAACTAAATGGCTCACAATTAACATCAAGTAAGTCAACATCACTATCAAATTTTCTAACAAAGGATGTATCTTGACCGTTAAGTTGTATTTTTTTAATTTCTTTTTTATCACTTATTGCAATATTTTCAAAATATACTTTTGATTTTGATGTTTTATAGTTTTCAACCAGGTTATCAAAGTATTCGGGTATTGGCTCTACTAATATTGTGGTATGTGATTCATTAAATAGTTTATCTTTTAATCCAAATTCATCATTTGATACACCATCATATGCTCCTATCTGTATAAAGTATCCGTTATCAATGTTCCTTATTAGGTTTTTAAAATTCATTTTATTTTGTAAAATTTAGTATATAATCAACAACTTTTTTTGATGAGTTATTATTAAATGAGAATTCTAGAATCTCATCAAGTAATTCTTGATATTGGTTGATGTTAATTCTATCAACATCAATATGTGGTAGATTATACTTATATAATCCATCTACAAAATCTGGTGGGTATGATATCCAATTCTTGGAGAAATTTATATCCTTTAATACATCCATTTTTAAAATCTTTTTACATATATCCTTAGGATACTGAGTCATTGTATATACAGGACAATTATCAACATCAGGAAATATTGGTAAACAAGATGAGAATATAATTTCGTGATGTCTAAAACAATCCCATCCTAATTTTTTACAAGTTAATCCGAAGAAAGAAGTTCTATAATCCTCATAGAAGTCATTCTCATTATTAAAAATATATGTGTTTTTTTCCCAAGGTCGACAAGTAGCAACTGACCTAATCTTATCTTCAATTGTTGATTTTCTAAAATATTGTTGAGGAAAACAATATCCAATTGGGATTAGATTATCGTCATTATATCTCAACTCTCTTTTAAAGTATAAACATTTACCATAAAAATCTGATAAGATTGATTCTGGTTGATCTTCTCCATCTAAAAGTATAATTTTATTTTTTGGATAATATCTAAGTATATTATCTTTAAGTATCTTAGCATGTTCATAAAATGGTGATAGTCCTCTATCAGACCACCATTGATTCATTGTTCTAGAGTCGGTGATTATTAAGTCAAAAAAGTTATCTTCTATTTTTGAAATAGTTTCCTCTAAGTTTAGAGAATTTGGTTCACCTTTCAACTTTTTTCTGAGTGCAAATCCGAATCCCGTTATATTATTTATATCGGTTATGGATTCTGAATACATATGTAACATGGCAGGACAATCATATACATCAAAGTCACTTCTACCTTTTAATTCTAAATAAATTGCATCAGTTAAATAATCATTTGATTCCTGTCTATCGGTGGTGGTTTTCTCTACTTTTTCTTTAAAAAGAGCTAAGGAGTTATTTGCGTGTATAAATAATACTTTATATTTCATTTATTTATTTATTATTTTTATTGTAGTATTTTTTAAATTCAATTACGTAATCTGAACATATACCGAGAATATCTTCTGTTATCTCTTTATAATCTACATTTACCGTTATTCCATTTTTTAGGAATATATCTGGTTGTGACCAGAAATATCCTTTACTGGTAATTGTAGTTAAATCTTTATCATGCCAAAAATAATTTATATCTGTGTCATATAGTTTATCCATACAACTAATATTTTTACAATGAACCCATAGATTATTCTTTAGACTTATTATCCATTCTATATCAATCTCGTATTGTGGTAGATCATGTCCTAGGTAGAACTTATTATTCTCATACCACAAATCTATCTCAACATCGAATCCAAGTTCAATGGCTCTTAGAATATAGTTAGTACTATTCTCCAGATAAATATTACGTCCATCTAAATTACCTCTGTGTGAAATTATTCTCATTTACATATATTGTATTTGCTTCATAGTCAAAACCATTAAGTTCAAATGATTCGTCAATTTCAATAAATCCTCTCTCAAGTAAAAATTCATCAATTTCTTTCTTCATAGAATGTCCTTCATAATATGGTTTTAAACCAACTTCAGTAAGAATGACCTTTACATTTTTGAGAGTTTTTTCTGCACCTTTAAGAACATTTAATTCAGTTCCTTGAGTATCCATCCATATTAAATCAATTCTATCTTTTTGATTGTCATTACACCACTTATCAAGTGTTAGACAATCCACTAGTATTTCTTTTTGATTCCAGGTTTGTGAGAAAAAACTACCATTTAATCCATCTATGAATTTCAATAGTGATGACGCACCTATATTTGGACTAGAACTTGTCGTAGGATCTACTGCATAGAATTTAACTTCTCCAATAACATCAGATAATGCAACATTAAATACAGATATTTTTGAATCATCTATTCCATAACTATTTCTATTCTGTAGACAAAGATTATATGATTCAGGAACAGGTTCAAATGCAGATACTTTGGCATCTGGAAAAAGTTGATATAACTCTATTGCTTGGCCTAAGTGCCAAGAACCAATATCTAGTATTTCATTTATTGAAGAAAGATCATATTTATCTACTAAATATACAACTCTTTCTGAAACTAATCCATTTTTTTGTAGTCTAGATTTTAGATTATCATTCATTTTTTAAAATTATTTTATCGTTCATAGAGGGTGTTTTTACGCATATTATATCACAATCTTCTAAGAATATAGGGTCTGCTATCTCATAAGGCTCTAATAAAAAAATATCACCATCCTCAAGAATTTTACCTTGCATCTTTAGTTTACCTCGAATTAAGAGATTTATTTCTGTTACCGTGTGATGATAATGAATATCCCATTTCTCACCTTTATAATGTTTTTTGTATGATACCTCAAAGTTTTCAGTTTTAAATGCAGACGGTTCAAAATTGCCTACAAACCAACCACCTATCATATCATCTATTTTAGATATTTTCATTTTATAATTTATATTTTTTCCAATCTAATTTTCCAAATCCTTCATTGGTAGTTAGATTTATTGAAATAGATCTATCGGGATCCATTTTATTTAACTTATCATTTATCAATACTCTTGGTCCACTTGTTAAACCCATTATTAGTTGATCCCAACAAAGACCTAAATCTTTTAAATGTCTTTCTGTTATCTCACGAGCAGATTCTTTTCTTGCAGTACATAAAATTATTTTATTACCTTGTGAATCCCATTCATTAAATTTATTCAAAACATTTTCCAAAATTTTCGGATCTTGTGATGCAACATCACTAAATCTATGTAAGTGTGATAATATTGTTCCATCAATATCACAAAATATTGTTTTTGGTTTTTCAATATAAAACTCTTTAATTTTTGCTTGAAATATACTCAAATCATATGGTGTACCTAAAGATATAAATTCATTATTATGAATTTCATAACACTTAATTTTCTTTTTATTCTCGATCAAAAAATTATATGACTCGGATATATAACATTCTTTTTTACCTTGTGATTTAAAAATCTTGAATAGTTTCTCAGCTGATTCAACAAAATCCGATCCTTTTCTCCAATAGTGAAGACCTATAAGTGCATTACGTGATATAGCTTCTTTTTCTACAAATCTGGTAACAAATCCATCTTCCGCAATTTCTGCAAAGCTATTTTTTGGATTATCAGAATCAAATGTTACGACACATCCATCGATACTATCGTTATTTATAAAAGTAATAAATTCCTCACTATCCCACTCAAGTCTTTGATCACAATTTGTTATTATAAGCTCTTCATCATTATTTATTAAGTGAGATGCTGCTAATGCAGTTTCTACAGAACCAGATGTAAAATCGGTAAGTTGTATCTCTATTGAATTTGGTTTAAGTCGTTTTAATATTTCAGATAGTTTATCATTACTTGTACTATCACTATATTTTCTAGTGACAAATATAAAGTTTCCTTCTATATTAAGTGATTCAATCGAATGTTCTATTAAAGATTTACCCATTAATTCAATCAATGGTTTTTCTTCTGTAAAACCTTCTATTTTAAATCTTTGGCCTAGTCCGGCCATTGGAATTACTATATTCATTTTATATGTTTTTTTTTATATTATATTTTATATTTACTATAAGTTTATGGCTCATTAACATAAAACTTAAATATATCATTATTTGTGCTAAACATATATCTTTTAATATGATCACCCCAATCTCTACCAGGTTTTATCCAATTGAGCTCAATATTTTCATTGTGTAACTCATTTATTGAAAATGAGAATAAATCTTTTATATCAAGATATTTTGGATATTTAATTCCAGTATATTTGTAGCATAGGTATTGTTCTGTAAACATTTCAGATTCAGATTTATCTTGTTGAACATTCCAGAATCTTTTAGAACTATCAATTGGTCCAAAAGTAAAAAAGTCAGCAAAATAATTAATATCAGATCCATCTATCCAACAAAGTAAAATTATTTTATCCTTCGTTATTTTAGATAAAACATCAACGAATTTAATTACATCATTTGGTATCAGGTCTGTTCTCATTCTTAGTATGTGTGAGAATCCAGATAAGTAATTAATACCATTAATAGATGATTTTGTTTGTAAATTACAATTGTGATTACCAGTAAATTCAGGTTGGTCATCAACTAAAACTTTAAAACCACAACTATTTAATTTTTGTATGAGACTATAATTTTCATTAGACCAAGTAGATATAACGCAATTATTTTTAATACAACTATACTTTTCAATAATTTTATTAGTGAAATCATCATTATATAGTGGTCCCTGTAATACTACTCCTATATTATTTATATCTATCATATATTTCTTTCATTTCATCTGGTTTTATATAGTGATATGATAATGGATTTTTTCCACACTCCACAACATCATAATCATACATATCTCTTTCTAATTCATAGTGTGTCGGTGGTTGACTAAACATATAGTTAGAGTGTGTTAAATCAACTCCACAGTACTTCTTCGCCATGTATGATAGTGCCAGATCTGCTGACCCATAATAGTGACCAGATATACTTTTCCACTCTATATTGAATTTTTCTATATGTTGATATAGCTTTGACATTAGTGATCGGCTTATAAAAAAAGTAGCTCCACCACATAACATCTGAAATGAAACACACCCATTCACATTACCGACTGTTTTAGACCTATAATATTTATTATTCAAATTTAAGTTATCTGGTTTATATAGATGTGGTATATCTACCCATACGTCACCTGCTTGACCAATTAGTAAATCCTCATCTGGATTAAAATTTGATAGATATTTAACTATATTTGATTTATATAAAACGTTGTCACATCCACTTATGTTATACCAATCATTATTTGGGTTTTGTTCATACATATATTTTAAACCTAATTGCTGTTTAAGAAAACAGCTTTCCCAATCTTCTCCGGCCGACTCTATCATTATTAGGTTTGGGTCTTTTATATACCCACCAAATAGATATGTGTTGTCAAAATCTTTAATCCATGTTGATTTACAAACATTGTATCTATTACTAAGGTTGGTTGATGTCATAAGACCAATTGAAAGTTTATCATTTTCCATTCTTATTTGTTATTTTTTATTTATATTTTTTATTATTTTCCAGTAGTCTGGATGTCTTAATTTTTCCAGAAAGAGTAAATACCATTATCTAGTTCATAGTTTTCCCAAATAAATCTTGATCTAGTTGGTTGTTTTTTTGCCCAATCCCACATTAGTTTTAGGCCGTCTTCTAGTGATGTTTTATGTTGAAATTTCAATATATCGATTGATTTTTGATAGGTAGGTATTGAATGTTTAACTTCATGTCTACCTTCTTTATAATCAACTTTTATATCTTTATCAATTATTTTACAAAGAATTTTATTAGCATCATTTATAGAATACTCCTCAATACCACCTAAATTTATAATTTGTTTAGATGCATCTGATAAAACAGCGGAATTCCACAAAGGTTCCAGTGAATCATCAATAAAACTAAATGCTCTTGTTTGTAGTCCATCACCAAATATAGTCATTGGTTCATTATTTAGATATTGATACATCCAAATACCTAAAACATTTCTATATTTATCCCAAATATTTTGATTTACACCATAAACATTATGAGGCCTAATAATACACCAGTCTAGTCCATGTTGTTCTCCGGCAATTTGTATATCCATCTCACATGCGTATTTAGCAACACCATAAGGGTCAATAGGTTTTGGTATTTGTTTTTCATCAAATACTACACCATATCCGTGACCATAAACCGCCAGAGTAGAGGTAAATATTAATCTTTTAATATCATTTTTTATACATTCATTTACAATTCTAGCAGTAGCTTTTAAATTATTATCATAGTTATATGTTCTTATAAAAGGTGATAGTCCTTCAGCAGCATATGCTGCAAAATGAAATACATAATCAAATTTATTTTCAGAAAAACACTTTTCAATATTATTTTTAGAATCAATTATATTTATATTCCAAAAATCAACTTTGGTATTTATATTTTCTTTATATCCACCACTTAAATCATCAATACCAACAACTTTATATTCGGGTTTATTTTCTATTATCCAATCTGCTAGCCTAGATCCAAGTAGACCTGCAACTCCTGTTATTAAAACTTTTTTCACTTGTAAATTTATTTTTTTTTATTATTCATGTTTTTTTATTAACTTCCAATAATCTGGATGTCTTACATCATTTTCATCAAAAACATCACCTACAAACTCATAATCATTTCTTGTTGTTGGAAAAAGTTTGGTATCTGATCCAAATTTTATACCAAACTCAGAATGTTCAACAGAATTATTGATTGTTATTGGATATATAAATTGTCCTAAGAAATCTTGGTCTTCTGCCTGATAAATTCCCTTTGGAGTATGTTTCTTCCATTTTAACAATAAATCATCAATATTTGGTATTTTATTGTTTCTACATCCCCACATTCCAGTCAATATTGGCCAAGGATGATAAGGATGATCTCTCATTATGTGAAAATCTTTATCACTACTTAACCATTCATTTACTGCACTAACTTCTCTTTCAGATATTCTGGAATCACAATCTCTAAATAAGATAACATTAACATCTTTTTCTTTTAGTGGAAGAAATCTCCAAAATAGTCCACTATGATTAAAACGAACACTCATATTAGAATATTCATATGTTTCTGGTTCCATTAATATAACTTCAACATTATCACCTTTAATAGATTCAATTAGTTCGTTATTACAATTTTTATCTATGTAGAATCTACATATAAATTTTGGATAATTAATTTTGGCAAGCTCTATGTTTCTAAGTGCTCCTTTCCAATACATTGGATGATCACCCCATAAACTAAATACTATTATATTCTTTTTCATTATTTTTTTAATTCTTTTAGTTCATGTATATGCTCCCAAAAGAATTTTTCAGCAGGATAGAAATCTAGTTCAATACTATCTTCTCTCATTGCAACTGGTTTACCATACATACCACCACGTCCATCTGCAGGAAATCCTTGCTTAAGTGCCAATTCAGTATTTTCAGGATCATATTTGTTTTTAAATATCCATCTTGCATTCCAAGGTGTATATTTAGAATGTGTAGTATCTTTTTCCATACCTTCTGAATTATTTTCGTCTAGTACATAGTAGAAAGATTTTACAAAAGGTGTATTTAATGATGGTAGATTTTTTTGATATTTTCTTTCCCATCTAAAACACCAATCACCATCTTCTTCACCTAAACCTATTAGTCGTTCGTCAAAGAATCCAACTTCAAATACTTCCTCTCGATTTACATGAAAGTGGCTAAAAGAATTGTTTATTCTAAAAGATGAGGTTGTTTGTTTAAAAACTTCTTCTATTTGTGTGAAGAATGTAGGTTCTATCGATATATCATCATTCATTACAAGTACATTGTTATTTGAAGAATGTATAATTATGTTATTCCACATTTTTGATAAACCTTTAAAGTGAGGTGTAATTAGTGGATATATATTATCGTACTCTGAAATAAACTTTAATATGTCTTTTCGATAATTTTCATTTAGTCCAGTACCGTACTGGGCATTTATATAAACTATAACTTCTAAATCTGGTTTTACAGATTTAATCTGTTTAATTAGTGGTTTAAAGTATTTTTCAAATCTATGTTCAAAAGTTGTTATTCCTATTGTATATTTCACTTTTTTATTCAAATATTTTATATAAGAATGATTTTATATTTTCAATCTTATTATTTTCTGGTATATTATAGTCAGTAAACCAAGGTTGGTTTAACAGTTCCAGATATTTTTTATCATTATTATCAAGGTATTCAATATAATTTATGACACTATCAATAGAGTCAAAATCATATACATTGATGAATGATTTAGTATTAAATTCTTTTCCTATATCTGGATTTCCCCAATAGATTGGAATAGAGTTGACCGTCATTGGTTCCATTATCTTTTCGGTTGTATAACCAGGATGTTGAGGTCGGTAAGCATTGTTTTCAAACGCAATCGAGAACTTATATTCAGATTGAAACTTTACTTTATTATCAACTGCATATCCTATATTATTAGCAAATCTACCACCAGAATCAACTTTTTTATATTTAGATAGTTCAGTATAAAAGTTATTTCTTTCTTGACAACCATTGTTAGAAACAACAAAGTTACAAAACTTACGTTTAGCTAAAATTTCATCAATGATCTTAGGTCTTTGTAGTTCATAGTAACCATCATACAATAAATAATGTGGTAGTCTATAATTTCTTTCATCATCTAAATAATCAAATGAGAAAGAATAATCACAATAATGTAAAGGTGGTGCTATGTTCTCACCAGTATAGAATATTTTCTTACATTTATAGTTTAAGTGTTTATTACCAAAAATAGAAAAGAATAGGTAATCTGGATTTTCTGTAATAACTACATCAAATTCATCTTTAAGAAGATTATAGAAGTAGTTATTTGTTTTGTCAAATCCTCCCCAGAAATCTGAGAAGTCAATTTTAATTTTTCTTTTCATTAAGGAGTTTGTTAATTTTTTATATCATGATTCATCATAATTTTAACTAAATTTTCAAAGTCGACCTTTGGTTCCCAACCTAGCTTTTCTTTAGCTTTTGTGTAGTCTCCTAAAAGTACATCAACTTCTGCTGGTCTATAGTATCTCTCATCAATCTCAACAATTACATTGCCTTCATAATAAGCTTTTTCATTTACTCCTTCGCCAACCCATTTCAGTTCCATTCCACATTCTAAAGCCGCTAGATTAACGAATTCTTTGATTGAGTGTGTTTCATTGGTTGCTAAAACATAATCGTCTGGTACGTCTTGTTGTGTCATTAACCACATACCATAAACATAATCCTTAGCATAACCCCAATCTCTTTTAGAATAAAGGTTACCTAATTTTAACGTAGGGAAGTCAAATCTTCTATGATCTAAGTAATTTTTAATAACTCCTAAAGCCATTGTTACTTTTCTCGTAACAAATGTTTCACCTCTTCTTTCACCTTCGTGATTAAAAAGTATTCCATTACTAATGTGCATCCCATAAGATTCTCTATAGTTCTTTGTTATCCAAAGACCATACATCTTAGCACATCCATAAGGTGAACGTGGATGCATTACAGATTCTTCTGTATATCCGGTTACAGGCATATTATAAGACATACCACCATATAATTCAGAAGTAGAAGCTTGATATACTCTTGCTTTAGGACAGTGGTTTTTTACAGCTTCTAAAACTGCTAGTGTACCTAATCCATCAACTTGTGCTGTATAGTAAGGTATTTCAAATGAAACTCTAACGTGTGACTGAGCACCTAAGTTATAAACTTCATCTGGTTGAATCGAACTGATTAAGTTTGACATAACTAGTGGATCAGTTAAATCTCCATAATGTAATTTTATTCTATCGTATATATGATCGATACGATCAGTATTAAATGAAGAACATCTTCTAATAATACCGTGTACTTCATAACCTTTCTCTAAAAGAAGTTCTGCTAAATGGGAACCGTCTTGTCCTGTTATACCGGTTATAAGTGCTTTTTTATTTGACATAATCTTTATATGTTTTTTCTATTCCCTCCCTAAGGGATGTTTTGTACTGCCAACCTAAGTTTGTTAGTTTAGAAACATCTAATAATTTTCTAGGTGTTCCATTTGGCATCTGTGTATTAAAGAATATATTTCCTTCAAATCCAACAACTTCTTTGACTAAGTAAGCTAAATCTTTAATTGTTATATCTTCTCCTGTACCAATGTTTACTATTTCAGAATCATTGTAATTTTCCATTAAGTGTAAACAAGCTTCTGCCAAATCGTCAACAAATAAAAACTCTCTCATTGGAGTTCCATCTCCCCATATCTCTACGTGTGGTACATTATTGATTTTAGCCTCGTGAAACTTTCTAATCATTGCAGGAAGAACGTGAGAGTTTTTTAAATCATAGTTATCATTATAACCATAAAGATTTGTTGGCATAACTGAAATAAAATTAGTACCATACTGTTCATTAAAACTTTGACACATTTTAATACCAGCAATCTTTGCAATTGCATAAGCATCGTTAGTTGGTTCTAATGAACCTGTAAGTAAGTATTCTTCTTTGATTGGTTGTTCACATAACTTAGGATAAATACAAGATGAACCTAAGAAAAGTAATTTTTTAACACCAAACATCTTAGCTGAGTGAATGATGTTAGATTGTATCATTATATTATCATAGATAAAATCACCTTTAAAGTCAGAGTTAGCTTTTATACCACCAACTTTGGCAGCACATAAGAAGACATATTCAAAAGAATGATGCCAGAAAAAGTTTCTAACGTCTTCTTGATTTTTTAAATTTAATTCTTCTTTTGTAGCAGTTATTATATTAGTATAACCTAGTTCGGTTAGTTTTCTATGTATAGCAGAACCGACCATACCTTTGTGACCGGCTATAAATATTTTTGAGTCTTTTTGCATATACAAAATTATTTTTTATTTATATAGAAAATGATGTTTTTGTTTTAATATATAGATTATAAAAAAAAATTAAATTATTATGAAGTACTTAAAGTCATTCAAAATTTTTGAAGAAATGGATATAGATTATGCTACTGATAACAAAATGAGGGATGAAAGTCCTAAAATGGTTGAACAAGCTAAAAAGATTGAAAATATGTTGAAAGGATTCAAATTCATATCAAAAGACGTATCATCGTCAGATGATACTAATAAGATGAGAGAAGATGCTATTCAGAAGGTTAAAGAAGAAAACTGTAAAGAAGTATATGGTATAATGAAGTGGTCTGGTCAAATTTGTCAAAGCTTCAGTATAATAGCACCGGCTGACTGTATTGAAATTTTAAGAATTCCCTTTTATGGTTTTAGAAGAAAAATATATTACAATGAGAATCCTGGCAAATTTTGTACTTTAGATGTTTATAACAGTGCTGAAGGTGGAAAAGATTCTAGAGGACAATCTACCTCATTATATCAGATGGCTGATGGTGAAGTTTTATTTCAATGGGATGATTATGAAAACAAATCCAAAGGTAAATTAGCACATAATGCAAAGTCAATTTAATAATAACTAGTAAACAAAAAAAGAAGAGTATTACTCTTCTTTTTTAATTTTCTTTCTCTTTTTCAAGTTGACTGTTGTTTCTTCTTTCTCAGCGTCATAATCAAGTACTAATGTAGTACCTTCTTTTGGTTCACTTTCAATAATAAACTCAGTTACTGCATCATCGATACTTCTTTGAATAGCTCTTTTTAAAGGACGAGCACCAAACTTAGGATCATATCCTATTTCAACTAAATGTTCTTTTAATGAGTCAGAAACTTCTAAAGTAAATCCAATCTCTAAACCTCTTGCTAAAGTTTTTCTCAACTCTAACTCAACGATTTTCATAATCTCTTCTTTACCTAAATCTTTAAAGTAAATGATTTCATCTAATCTGTTGATAAATTCAGGAGCAAATTTCTTTGCCAATTCTTTCTCTAAGATACCTTTGATGTCTTCATCTTTTTTAGATTCTTTAGTTTTGGTATTGAAACCAACTCCTGCCCCAAATTCTTTAACTGTTTTAGTACCAACATTTGAAGTCATTAAGATTACACAGTTTTTAAAACTAACTTTTCTACCGTGAGAATCTGTAATATGTCCTTCATCTAACATTTGTAAGAACAGGTTGAATATATCTCCGTGAGCTTTCTCAATCTCATCAAGAAGAATTACTGAATAAGGTTTTCTTCTGATTTTGTCTAATACATTCGCATCATCATATCCAACATATCCAGGTGCAGCACCTTGAATTCTTGATAATGAGATTTTATCCATATATTCAGACATATCTAATCTGATTAAAGAATCTTCTGATTCAAACAAATACTTAGCTAATTGTTTAGCCAATTCTGTTTTACCAACTCCAGAGTTACCAATTAAGATACCACTAAAGATTGGTTTGTTTGGATCTTTCATACCAACTCTACCTCTTTGGATAGATTTTATAATTTTCTTAACAGCGTCATCTTGTCCAATAACTTTACCTGCAATGTTATCATACATTTTGGCAAGTTTTTTGTTTTCACTTTGATTTACTTTCTGAACTGGAATACCAGTCATCATTGAAACAACTTCAGCTACATTATCTTCACTTACTATTTGTCTGTTTTTCAAAGTTTCTTCTTCCCACTTTTGTTTAGCGGTTTCTAATTGAATGTTTAATTGTTTTTCAACGTCTCTCAATTTAGCAGCTTCTTCATACTTCTGACGTTTGATAACATCATTTTTCTTTTCTTTGATGTCCACAATCTTCTGTTCGATGTCAGTAATTTCTTGTGGTACAACAATGTTAGAAATGTGTACTCTTGCACCAGCTTCATCTAAAGCATCAATAGCTTTATCTGGTAAGTGTCTGTCAGACATATATCTAACAGTTAAATCAACACAAGCTTTGATAGCTTCATCAGTATAGGTTACATTGTGGTGAGACTCATACTTATCTTTTATGTTTGTTAAGATTTGTATAGTTTCTTCTGGTGTAGCAGGTTCGATAGTGACTTTTTGAAAACGTCTTTCTAAAGCAGCATCTTTTTCAACGTGTTTTCTATATTCATCAAGTGTTGTTGCACCGATAATTTGTATCTCACCTCTAGCTAAAGCAGGTTTGAACATATTAGAAGCATCCATAGAACCACTTGAACCACCTGCACCAATCATAGTGTGAATCTCGTCAATGAAAAGGATAATTGATTTATCATCTTCAACTTCTGCCATAAGTGCTTTGATTCTTTCTTCAAATTGACCACGGTATTTAGTACCAGCAACCATAGAAGCTAGATCTAACATAACTACTCTTTTGTCAAAAAGAATTCTACTAACTTTACGTTGTGCGATTCTAAGTGCTAATCCTTCTGCAATAGAAGATTTACCAACTCCGGCTTCACCAAGTAAGATAGGATTATTTTTCTTTCTACGTGAAAGAATTTGAGAAACTCTTTCAATTTCTTTATCTCTACCAACAATAGGATCAAGTTTACCTTCTTCAGCGTATTTGGTTAAATCACGACTATAGGTATCTAATACCGGAGTTTTAGATTTAGTATCGGATTTTTTACCAGCACCACCAAATTTGTTGTAATCTTCATCGTCATCATCCTCTAAAGAAGCTTTAACATCAAGAGTTTTTGTTAGATATTGTTTGTTTATCTCCATAATTTATTTAATTAAGATTTATAATAAGTTTTATATTCGGTAATTGGTTAAAGTTTTTTATTTTCTTCTAAAATTTGTTCAATGATTGAGTCTCTTCTTTCAGATATGTCTGTATCAATATGTTCACAGAATATATTTAGATTTAGTTTAGAATTGAAAACTATATCAATAGTTTTTATCTTACAGTTTTTAGCAATATACTTAGGGTGTTCTATTGTAAATCGTTTGATGTTTTCATACTTATCTACAAAGAAAGCATAGTAATGTTGATTGTTTTCAATATTTAATTCGAGATAAATAGTTGCGTGTTTAGCAATGGATAATTGCACACTTATATCTTCGACATGAAAAACTTCATTGTCAATTTTTACCCACATAAAAAAATTTAATTTTTATGTTATACAGAAATGTTAGGAATTTGTTTAGTTACTTTGTATATTAAAATTAAGATCCGATTCTATAATGTTAAAATCTTCACATCTTTTTATAAAATCTTCAACAACTGGGAATGTTGATTGAATATCATCAAATTTATTCTCTTTAACATCCCACTTAGATTTATCATTTTCTTTTAATTTTCTAAAGATTGTAATTACATTGTATTGTTGTTTGTAGAAAGCAAACGTAATAGAACCATAATAATCGTCACCATTTACATGTTTTAAAGATGTAGCAAAAAGAAGATGTATCTTTTGTTCACCTTTCTCAACTACTTTATAGTTAAAGTGATTAAGTACTGGGAATTGGTATCTCATTACATCTAAAAATCTAATATCTTCACCAGACTCATAACTTTTAAACTTACTTATTACTTCCGGCATTTCACCTTTTAAATAAGGTATCTCGTATTCAGATTTAAAATCTTCATCATCGAAGAACTCTAATAATCTTTTAATCTTTTTCATCTAAATAATTTAATAAATTTTCTATAAGAACATCCGCTCTTTCTTTAAATTCCTTTTGTTTATCAAAGGTTTTATTTGCAGTATAATAATCTAAACCCTTATTTACATGGAACGCTTGTACTAGATTATCCGGTACAAATACACCTGAGTATTTCATCTGCATAATATAAGGTAATACTGCCGATTTAGGATCAATTGAAAAAGGATCTGATATTACATCATATGATTCAGGTAAGTTATTTTTTACATAATCATTAGCACCATCATCACCGTGTACATAAAAAGCACCAACCTTACCATCTAAGTGATTTCTTAACATATTTTCATATTTACCGGACTTTGAAAGTTTACCAGTAATTTCCGAGTTTTTAATATTTTTAGGACCCATTAGATTTTTGGCATCATCAACTGCAAGTGTTTGGTTAACACAAACTAATCTATCGAAAAAAGATTTTACTTGTGAAGTTAAAGAAAACCAGTGAACAGGTGATATAATAATAAATGCGTCACATTCTTGTAGTAATTGATATATATCTAAGTCGTGCATTAAATCGGGTTTCTTCTTATCACCTTTGAAATAACAAGAGCAAGGAAAATGACAATGATAACCACCTGCAGTTGATACACAACCTTTACACGGTTGAATAATTGGTTGTTTTGAATGGTTGACTGCTAAATCAATTGTGTGAAAGTCAATAAATGGTAACCATTTATCTTTGATGTAATCAACTATATCATGACTTTTAGAACTCATATCAGAACAAGTGTCTTTATCCCTTGGTGAGCCTTGTATTATTAATATTTTTGGTTTATTATCCCCTAGTTTTCTAATTTGCATATCATATATATAAAAAAACTCAGACTATAAATCTGAGTTTTTCTATTATGATAATTGTGTTTTTATTAATTTCTCAAGTTTCGTTAAGTCTTGAGCATCTACATTTGTTAGAACACCATCAACGAATACTTCGGTGATAGTTATGTCAGTGTCAGTTATAAAAACTTCACAAGAACCTGGTGTGTACCAGTCACCACTTTCTTCTTCGATAGTACCATCAACATAAAGTTCGTAGTTAACGGTTACTTCTGTGTCACCATACTCAAAGAACATATATTGATCTTTTTCAGTGAAAGAACCTTCATTTTCATATACCATATCAGAGAAAGAGTCAGAAGATATAAAGTTACCGTCAACGAATTTTAAAGTGTCTATAGAGTTCATAGTGATATATTTGTTGTTATTTGATTACAGTACAAATATACGGTGATTACCCCGATAATCCAAATATTATGGGGTAATTTTTTTAATTTCTGAGAAAATACTTTTCCTTGGTTGTCTTTGTTTTAAATCAGTCTTAGATTGTGTATGTGATTGTTCAATTTTTTTAACAATCGGAACAGTTTCTTTGAAGTTACTTGCTAAAGTATCATAGGTACTCTGCCATTTAGACTTCCCTATACCCGCCTTATCAAGGTAAGCAAAGATACTTTCTTTAGGTATCTCATTAAATTTCTTCCCTGATGCAACAACTGCATCTACTAGAATGTTTATTATATCCATATTTTTGTTTTTTTCTTTTTCCTTGATTTGTTCCTTCATTTGTTTATAAAGGTCTCTGGATTGACCCAGATCATATTTTTTAATCATTCTTGCCATTACACTAAAATTATTTTATCAAATCCTTCTGCTTCTGTTGGTACAACAAAAGAGTCCATCATTGATTTAATTACAAATGGTGGAATGAATTTGTTTTCGTTCATTGATCTAAACTCGTTTCTTCTTTTGTATTCTGCTGAATCTAAGATTGGTAAAACCACTGCTACTTTGTAGTAGTCGTCAGAAAAGTAAGAAAGATTTTTAGCTCTAACTTTTGTTGATACATTTGTCATATCGATGATAACATCTACTTTTTGAGTAGCTGCATCAGTTATTCTTTTAACCAATAGTTTATCAACTGCTTTTTGATTTACAGTTTTAAAGGCTAGGTTATAATCTCTTGTACCAGCAACTTCCATAACAAGCTCGTCTCTAGAAATAGTTAGAGTGTCTGGGTAGTTTTCTCTTACCCAAGTAGATTTACCAGACATTGGTATGCCAGATAATAATATAACGAATGGTGATTTTGCTTTCATAGTTACAAATGTACAAATAAAATTCGAGTTAACAAATTTTATATATAAGAAAAAGTAAAAGTTTTTAAATAATATGTTAAACAAATATGATGATTTTATTTTAGAGAAATTACTAACTGAGTCAGTAATTCACTTTGCACCACCGTTTAGAAGGGCATTAAGTAAATTAAAAAGTGAACCTATTGCAAGGAAATTATTAGATATAGAAAGAGATAATATAAAACCAGATATAACATTTGTCAATTTGGATAAAGAAGGTTATGTTTCATTTACAACAATGAAAAACTCTAAAAAGATTTTAGCAGCTAAGTTCCAGATACCAGAAGATGAAATGGGTAGAATATTGGATAATGATGAAGAGATTGGTAATGATATTTGGAAATTACACATGCAAGATTATCCGATTAGAAGTTATTCTCCTTTAAATGGTCGAGGTGAGATAGGTGATGGTGATCCTTATAAGAAAGGTAGAAATCCAGTTAAATTAGGTCGTTTTGTAAATAATATTTTAACCTCTGAATTTTCTGCTAAAGAAGTTGAAGATTTTGTAAATAAGTTCAAAGCTGCTCTAGAACAATCAGGAGAAAGATTTATTGAGGTTTCTGGAGAAGAAATTGGTGATTATTACGATCATAAAAATTATAAAACAATGTCAGGTACTTTAGGTAGTTCTTGTATGGCCAAACAAAATAAAGAAACTTTTCAAATCTATATGGAAAATACAGAAGTTTGTAGAATGTTAGTTTTATTAGAAGACGATATGGTAATTGGTAGAGCTTTAATTTGGAAAATCGAGACATCAGATAATGATGCAGAATACTTCTTAGATAGACAATATACTATAAAAGAATCTGATGTAGAAAAGTTTAGAACTTATGCTAAAGAAAAAGGTTGGTCTTATAAAACATATAATAATCATACTAATTTAGCTGCAGTAACTTACAATGATGAGTCTAAAGCTACAAATATGACTGTTAAAGTTAAGAAAAAGAACTATAGGGAATTTCCTTATGTAGATACGTTTAGAAGATATGATCCTAGTACAGGAACACTTTATAATGATTATGAAAATGGTGAGGAAGCAATTGGATGTTATATTTTATCAAGTACTTCTGGAGGTTATGAAGAAGTAAGAGATGCAGTTTACTCAGATTGGTATGATACCGAGATTGATAGATCAGAAGCGGTTTTCTCAAGACCTTTACAGGATTGGATTTATGATCATGATAATGTAGAAGTTACGGTTGGTTCTGATAGAAGAAGAGGTTATTATCCTGAAAGTTATGATGATATTGTTTATTTAGAATATGAAAATACTTATTGTCATGTTGAGGATGCAGTTTGGTCAGAATATAACAATGAATACTTCTTAGAAGGAACTACAGTTGATACTATTGTAAGAATTGATGAAGATACTGCCGAACCAGAAGAATATAACTACACGGTTTATGAACCATTCCATAGAGATGCAAGAGATATTATTATGGTTAAATATTTAATGAAAAAAGAATGGTTTGAAAAGTTATCTGATAAATACTCTGATTGGTCAAATACAGATGCAGTTCATAAAGACTTACTTACACTAGATTATAAAGAAGAGTATATTTTAGATATATTTTCTATTGAAACATTCTTAATAAAAACTGATAATGAGAAAGATCATTTCTATTTAACTAAAGAAGACGCTAAGTTATTTGATTATGAATTAGAGACTACTACAGAAGTTGATGATGTACCAAATAGCCGTAAGACTGATTGGTTTGATTATTATAAAGAAATAAGATCTTATGAGAATAATGTATCATTATTTAGAGATACTCCAATTATAACATTAGATGAATTATTTAAAAAGATTGAGACCGAAGCTGATTCCGATACTTTTTCAGATGAAGAAATGGAGAAAAGAAAGTCATTTATAAATGAATTTATGATAGAAGAATAAAAAAAGACTCCAATTGGAGTCTTTTTATTTTATCGCATTTAAAACTTTTACTTTATGTCCTGCTGTTGTATGAACTCTATGATAACCATCGATTAGTCGATATTTTCCATTAGTAAATGTGACTACACCTCTAATTCCTTTATAGTTTTTATCACTATAGAACTCTAAATCTTTTTTCTTTACTTTACTATGATGTGAAATAGAACCAAAGTTTATTTCCGTTTTATCTATTTCAATTATTTCATATTGACAATGTGCTAAGTCTGGTAATACTGAACCATACTCTAATCCTAATAAGTACTCGACACGTCCTGTTAAATCATCGATAGAGAAAGCTATTTCTAGTTCTTGTTCTATTTTAGAAGCAATGTTGCTACTTATAAAAACTCCATCAATTTCTTGTCCGTAATAACCACCACATACTTCAATTTGATAATAATAAGGATCCCATATTTTATATTTTCTTAATACTCTATCAATAGTATAACGGTTTATATCTTCACCTATACCATAAAGTAATTGATTTAATTTATCTTCTCTTTTACCAGATAAAGTACTATTGTCAAACATTTCATCATAAATTAGATTTACCATTTTACTAACATCAACATGAGTAACTTCTGAGTCATAAATCACACCACAACGACAAATTCCTTCATCATCACAGCCGTTATTACTACAGTCGTATTCTGTGTGATAGTCTATATCAACACAACGATAATGTAAATCTATACTATTTAAGTTCATTTTGTTTGTATTTTGGTTTGATGTTTATATAATAATCATCATTTAATTTTTGCTTAACATAAACTTCATTGTTACATAAAGCTTTGTAAATTTTAAATCTTGTTTGTTTACTTAAAGCATACCAACTAAGTGGTAGAACTTCCTCACACTGATATGGTTCCATTTTAATTCTATCAATAACACAATTTTTATCATAGATAGGTTTGTCAAGCCATACGAATCCTGAGAAATCCATAGATTTGATTTTGTCTCTAATTTTAATAATTAGATGTGTATCTAAAAATGTCATACTGGTGAATTATTAACGATACCATTATTATAGTATCTAAAGTTAGTAATGTTTTTTCCTTCAACTTTATTTAAAAAGTTTAGCACTGCTCCTATTATATTTCTTTTTCCAGAAGTGTTGTCGGTATGAGCATACCAATCTGGAAATTCTTTATTATGATCTAAACAATAATTGATTAAATAATCTACTGCCGACTTACCTGTGTATTCAACATCATCTTTATAACAAGCTAAATCATGGTCAAAAGAAATTAAATCAATATCATCAAAATATTTATCAACTAAATCAACAAAGTCGAAATAATCTCTAACAATTACCCATTTATCTTTATCAGAATAATCCACACCAAGACCCTTGCCTACATTGTGAGACATTGATGGAACTCGGATATCATCTAAAAATATGTTCATATTGAGTAATGTTTTAAAAAGTCTTTTTCTATTTGTTTTAGGGAATCTATACCGACATCTGTTATTCTATCGAGAACAATGTCGATTTCTAAGTTATTATAAATCCAAGAATTTATATCTTCTAAAAAGAAATCATATTTAAAAAGATTCTTTTCATCCAATTTATCTTCTAATTCATACTCAACGTCTATTCTATTGTAAATTATATCTTCTGATAAATCTAAACATTCGTGAGCAATTAAATTATTAGTAAGTATTTTACTATATTTAGCTACTTCGATTGGTGTAGATATAACATAGCAACAATAGATATGATTATCTTCATAGTCAAAGAAACCTTCTGCATCTAACTCAGAGATAACTTCTTTTTCGTAATCTGATAAACAGTCGTAGTCTTCATTTAGTTCTAATGAGGATTTTGAATATCTTATCTTATATACACGATTCGCCATAATGTATATATTTAATTACAAAGATACGAAATGTATTTTATTTTTCAAAGATAATTTCTTCATAACCTAATTCATTTTTTAGAATAGTTATAATTTCTTCGTTTGTAGAAATATAGTTGTATTGATTATCCATTAAAGTTTTATTATCTGAACCACATTGACATCCTTTTATGAATTTTTCTGTGACAAATATAAATCTTGCTAGCTCTTTATTATTCTCAAAGATTTCTTCTTTGTTTTTAAGAACTGTCCAAAGTTGAGTTGCGGATTTTACTATTAGTTTTTTCATTGGTTAAACTTATTTTATGTTTCTATATATAATTAAAAAATAATTAATTACTATGAATAAGAATCTTAGTGGTGGAATGATGTCAGAAGCTATGTCAGAAGCACCAAATTACTATCGTCAAAATGAGAGATATTTATTAAATATCATCAAAACTCAATTAGGAATTACAGATGAGGATATGGAAAGTCCAAGTATTGTAAAAGCTAAAGTTAGAGATGCTAATATTGATAAAGTATTAGAAAACTAACAGATAAAACCTCTCATTTGAGAGGTTTTTTATTTTATAATTCTTTTAACAAAATCTTTAAATCTATCTATTCTACCTTTAGGTTGATTCTGTAAGTAAGGATTATCTATACCTAAATCATCATATAATTTATTCTTTACTCTTTTATTTACATCACCACCTTTAAAAAAGTGTTGATAATCTGGATTTCTCCAATTACCTCCCCAAGACCAACCATACTTTTCAAATATTGTCACTACTTTGTCACCTTTTTCAATAGTTCCTTTTTCACCTGGAACATAAGGAAATTTATTTAGTGCTGATGGGTGTACCCAAGGATTTTGTTTGGGATTTATATCAATTGCTAGTCCAATTGCGTGGTCACTTAATTTTGTTGTACCACTAACAAATCTAAAGTTATAAGCCGACGAGTTGTTTGCAACAACTGATTTCTCATCATCAAAGTCATATTTATCAACGGTTTCCATTTTAAATATTGGAAAATTGATTTCTTTTACTTCGTTAAATATTTTAACTACTTCATCTTTAACATCTTTATGAACTTCTAAGATACCTGTATCTTCTTTTCCTTCAAAATTAATAAATGATATTTCAACTTTGACAATATCTTTATCAATTAAATCTTTACCTTTCTTAAATAAATCACTCATTATTTATATATTAAAAATGAAATCTTATTTGTTAGTAGCGTTGGGGAATTCCGAGATCCCGACCGTTCGGATATGAGCCGACTTCTCTGCCTCTGAGATACAACGCCATTTTGCGGTAGTGGCTGGACTCGAACCAGCAAATGTGATTTCCTCCTCAAGGTGCACCCATTCCTAGAATTACATAACTCACATTATCATATAATCCCGTCATCCGATTAAATCTCTGACTTTAGTGCTAACACTACCAATTTGTACCGAGCAAGGGGATCGAACCCTTCTAGAGTCAGATATGAACCGTCTCTGATCCCCAAGATCACTCGGTATTATTCATATAATTTTATAAAATCCTTACCATATTTATTTTTTACATATTCTATGAATGGTTTCATTTCTTCTTTATAATATATTTCTATTTCATATGGAAATTGTGATATTTTACTATCAGTAAGTTCCGATTTATAATTCTTTATCTCAATATATTTACCTCCTATTATGAAATCAGGATAGAATAAATGTTTTTCATCATTATGAGTATATTCAAAACCATTTTTATTTCTTTCAATCAAAATAGAATTATCTAAATTGTAAATAAGATATGCTAGTTCATAACTACTATCACACCAGTAACCTTTATACCAACCACTTTTACCTCTACTACTTCCCTGTCTTATACCACCAGATGATAATCTCCAACATTCTGAATGATACTTCTGTTTATTGTTATATCTTTTTATAATACCTTCTTTACCACATTTAAGACAAGTAAATTTTTTAATTTTTTTAACTCCTTTATTATAAGGAATAATACCAATTGATGCCGATGACATTTTTTCTTTAGTTTTCTCTGAATGTATTCTTGTATTGGAACACTTTCTAGAACAAAATAATCTGACCTTATTACGTCTAATTTCTGATTCAGTTGCAATTACTTTAAAAATTTCTTTACATTTAGGACACTCTTTAGATATTTCGATTCGTTCAACCTTTAGAACACCCTTGAATCGCTCACTATTCTTTTTATATCGTTCTTCTACTTTTGGATTCATAATACATCCAGCGACATGTGATGCAAATGATTGTTGTTTTTCAACAGAGATTAAATTACCACACCACTTACAAACTTTTTCATACATAATAAATAATTATTTTATTATATATATTAAATAATTATCGGTCCCTATCGGAATCGAAATTGCAGTACTGACGGGGATTGAACCCGCGACCTTCTGGGCGACAACCAGACACTCTTCCACTGAGCTACAGCACTATTTCGTCGCGTAAGTCAGACTCGAACTGACAATAACCCCGATACCAAGTCGGGTAACCTCTCTCTGTGGATCGTTACGCGTTATTTTTGTTGGAGTAATAGGAATCGAACCTATGTTGCTGCGGTCAAAACGCAGTGTAATTATGCCATTATACGATACTCCAGTATATTGCAGTCGTGACCGGACTCGAACCGGCATATCAATGTCCGAAGACAACCCTGCGTGACAGGCAGGTCGGCAACCTTTGCCACCACACGACTATTTTTGTCTAAGCAGTCAGATTCGAACTGACGATTATCTGTTAAGAATCCTGATCCCAAATCAGGTGGGTATAGCCTCTGCCCAATGCCTAGTATTTGTTAGAGTATTAGGATTCGAACCCAAATCGCAGGGGCCAACACCCTGAATAATTACCATTATACGATACTCCAATATTTAATTTTATTCCATAAAAAAATCCGTTAGTCTCAAAGACTAACGGATTTGTAATTTTTATACACGTAATTTCTTAATGTGATATAAATACATAGTTAGTCTGGTTCGTGAAACGATCCTGATCCTGCATCGGCTGCGGCATAACTACGATATTTACATTTACATTTTTCATATTACTATATATTAAACTTTTATTGTTCCTTTTTGTTTTTCTTTGATTTTATACTACAAAAGTAATACAAAGTTTTCATTTTACCAAACTTTTTTTATTTTTATTTGAGTTTTATCTCATTTGTTTTACAAAGATACTACTTTTTTCTAAACTACCAAACTACTTTGATTTAAAATCTCTAAAAAGTTATTTAGTGAGCATCTGTGTTCCATACCAATGATATGATGAATTTTACAATTAATATTATTATCTTTAATATAATCTAATGTATATTCTTTTGGTATTAAAGTATCTTTATCTCCGATGAATACTTCCATATTACATTTATTAGATAGGTGTGGACAATCTAGATTTTTTATATCTAATCTTGTTTTGTTTCTGTCTAGTGCGGGATTTATTAAGATACAATCAATACCTAAATAATTACCAATTAAACTTGCTAGATAACCACCTAAACTAACACCTATTATTAGATCACATCCTTCTGCTAATCTTGAAGTTCTTTCAAATAAGGATTTACCTTTATCTTTAGACCATTCCATTTCAAAATCAATGTGTGGATAAACTACTTCATATCCAAAGTTTCTTAATATGTTAGTTCTTTCTGAATTAGGTTCTCCACCTAGTCCGTGAAATACTATAACTTTCTTCTTATTGAAGTTTTCAAATTTTTTTATCATCTTATATTATTATTCTGCAAATATAGAATTATTTTTCCAAACTACCAACCAACTATTTCATCAATTGCTTGTTGAATTGCTGCATTAAAAGCCATATCATGATCTGTATCACCTTCGTCATATCCAATTTCTGATGAACTATCAGATAAACTAGTTGTAAACTCGTTTATAGCACTTCTAAGATCTTCTCTTAGTTTGTTATAACAAGGTAGTTTAACCATTTTATCTAATACATCATAGTCAATACTAGATTCATTGATTTTAGATTCTTCTAAAACTTCAATTTTATCATCAACTTCTTCAGCAGATAAATCATCTATTTTTCTAGTTTTATTATTAAAACGTGATTTTGTATTTTTAGGAAATTGTTGATTGTCACTATTTTTAGTGAATCCTCTTTTGAAGTCTTGAAGTTTACTTTGTTCTTCTTCTTTTTTGAAATCGTCAAATTTTACTATAGCCATTGTTTTTTTTTGTTTTTTTTATAGACAAGCGTTAATGTCAGTTTTTTGTTCTTCTGTTAAAGTAGCAAAAAACCAATCTTTATCTAACATTATTGTTAGATGTTCTTTATTTCTATTTAATCTATCTTGATCTTCTTCAGTTAAAGAAGGTTGTGCATTTAGTTCATTTATTAGATTGACAGAGTCAAATGCAGCAGATACGGATTTTTGAATTTGTTCTTCTGTAATTTCAATTTGTGGTATCATAGTTTATTTTTTATTTTTTTTCTAAAACCTTCATATGTTTGTAGATACTTTATATCGCTTATTAATTTAATTGACTCTTTATGAGTATAGCTATCTGGGTATTTATCAATAAATGTGAAATCTTTAGGTTCTAGTTCAAATCCAAGTCTATTAAAAAAGTTTACTAAATCTTTTATTGATTGATCTTCAAATCCAAAGAATGTTTCTTTATCATATTTAGAGCCTAGTCCTGTGTAATGTATAATTTCTATATTACCGGGCATTTTTATAATAAACTCTGATACCATTGCATCACCATAGGTAATATCTATATTTAATTTAAGATCAGATAAAGCTTTTGTACCATCATTATCTTGTACTAAATGAATATCAAATTCTAAATAATCCGGTTCACCATTTAATTCATTATGTTTAAATGTGTTTTGGTGATATGTTATTTGTGCAACATTAATATTACCAATTATTGATACTTCCGAAAATAGTAAATCAAAATTACCATTATCTGTAATAATAGTTAATTTTTTAGGTAGATATTTTTTCCATACTTCTCTATCAAATATGTTTGTCATTTAAGTAATTCTATTTTCTTATATATTAAAATAAAAAAGTCGAGATTTGAAATCTCGACTTTTTTTTATTAGCTCATGTAAGTAGAATCTTCTGGATCACCTAAAATTTCTAGACCACGATAGTCTAAATCTGGTAGGTAATCTAATAAATCATTTCTATCACATTCTGTTCTGTGTTCAGACTCATAGAATACTGTACATTTGAAACCATCCCACTCCATTTTAGTGTAGTGTAATTCAATATCTTTGAATAATCTTTCGATTAGTTTAGCTTCGTATTTAACTCTTTCTTCAATCAATTCTACTTTAACTATTTTACCAGTTGTAGCGTTAGTTTCAACCATTGATAAGAATTGGAATGTCTCGTCATAAAACCAAGATTTCTCAGTTTTTACTTTGTATGCACCGTATTTTGATCTTGATGTACTGTAATCATTGTTTACCGGAGCATAAGCGTTTGTGTAGTTACCAGTGTCGTATCTTGAAGAACCACCCCAAGCACCAGCACCCCAACCCCAGTCGTCACCATAAGCACTCCAAGAGTAATCGTATTCGATTTTAGAAGGATCTCTTTCTACAGGTAAACTTGTCCAATCAACTTTTAAACAAGCTTCTGCAAGTTTAGTTAAGTGAGCAATATCTTGTCTTTCTCTAAATGTGTGTTCATCGTAATAACCAACAGAAATGTTTGTACACTCTGGATAAATACCAATGAATTGTATAGAGTCAGTTAAAACACCATTTTTATCTAATTTATAATCAAATGTTGATTCTACATCGTTAAACGCTTTTGCAAGAGCTTCACCGAAAGCATCTGAACAACATCTTTTTGAACTTTGATAAGTAATAATAGAAGTTGTAGCTCTACGGTCAAAAGAGATTACTTTGTTGATACCTGGAATTTTCTCTACTTTTTGTACATCAGCAACTTTTCTAGAACCAACACAACCTACTTCTTCACCTAAGAAAAAGTAATACAAACCTGGAATTTTGTTTTCAATCATATTTAACATAATTGTTACACCAGCTTTGTCGTCAGCACCTAATATAGTAGTACCATCAGTTTTGATAATGTCACCATCAAAGATATGATTAACTTTAGTGTTAGCTTTAGTCGCAGTATCTAAGTGGGAAGTAAACATAGCATCGCTCTCACCTATTTTAATAAATAAGTTACCAAATTCATCCTCTTGTAAGCTTTTAGGTAACAAGTGAAATAGCTCACTCTCTGTACCGTGAGGATAAGTTTTAGATGTTAGTTGTAAGAATTTTTTTGTTATATTCATTTTAGCGATTTTTTTATTATTATAATTAATAACATGCAAATATACACATATTATTTTAATATACAAACATTATAGAATTATTTTTTTAATATATAAATTATGTTTACAATAGATACAAATACTTTAAGTGGAACTATCGTTATTTCTGATAAATTTAACATCGGTGCATCTGCTTCTGCACCTGATGCAACACCCTATATTAATAGTATAGCAGAAGAATACATCATTAGTTTTACAAATATACAAAATGTTAGCAAATTATCCAAATTTACTTACGATACTTTAGGTATGACTGATACCAGATATTTGGCTCAGTATTATAGATTATCAAGAGACGGTAATAAATGGACTACTTGGTTTGACCTTAAAAAGAATATCGATAATTTTCCAACAATCGACCCATTAGATCCTTTATATTTAGATATTAAGTGGGTAAGAAAAGGTAATAACTCTATTGGTTCTATTAGAATATTAGAATATAAAATTGAGGGAAATATTGATAGACCTATGACTGATGATGGTTCTGCAGTACAGTTAGTTCCTGGTGGTACTCAAGTTATTAAACCACCATTTATTTATAAAGTATTTAAGTTAGAAGATGTAGAAGTTATTTCATCGACCGGTGTTGAAGGTGCAACTTTAAAATGGAGATACTCACAAGATAGCTCTAGAACTTGGTCTGATTGGGAGGTTTTAACAAAAGAAAATGTTTCTACTAAAAGATTGACACCTACAAGATTTTTTGAGGTTGAATACTCTATCGAAAACACTTCTGATTCACCAGTAAAAATACAAGACATAAATCTTATCGGAAACTTTCAAAATGTTACTTTAGATTATCAAAAAACTAATTTATATGGTTTAAGAGAATGTTGTCAATCTAATTTAACTGGTACATTTGATGCAAATGGAAATTTCATACCTAATACTAATTTAAACTCAGATGGTGGAGGTAGTTGTGAAGCAACAAACTTATTTCCAAAAACAACTGCAGATCAACAAGCACTTCTTTATAATCCATATAATCAAGGTACTGCACTTAATCTTTTAAATAAATTAAGTACAGATGCACAACTATTATTCGGACATTCAGTTATTTACTTTGTAACTGATCCTGATGCAAAAGGACAAGATTATTCAATGCATGAGTATCAATTATATAACATTGTTTGTGAAGGTGATATAAAAGTATCTGTGAATAATAATGAGTTTCCAGATTCTCAAATCACAATGAATCAATTTGATTTAAGTTTGTTTGATAATATGGAAGTACATATTACAAAAGAACAATTTAAACAAGTATTTGGTGTTCAAAGAAGACCAGGTAAAGAAGACTTTATGTACTTCTGTCAATTAAATAGAATGTTTCAAGTAGACCACGTATCTCAATTTAGAGGATTTAATAACTCGTCTGTTTATTATAAATTAATTCTGAAAAAATACAACCAAAAAGCAAATGTACAAGCAGGTACTGTGGAAATTCAAAACAAATTGGATATGCTTACACAGAACTCTACTATTGATTCATTATTTGGTGTTGAGAATGTTGATGATAAAAAAGCAGTTGCTAATAAAATTCAAACTAAAGTTCTAACTAAAGATTTAATTAGACTAGAATATTTGGCTAAGATTAACAAAGAACTTATTGAAAATGCTTCTACTATTATTTCTAAATCTAACTATGATTTATATTCAGTTGATGCAGGAACTCCAGCAGTAAATTACCTTAATTCCGATCCTATATTAAAGGTATCTGATAACATTGGATTTACTCTTTGGTTTAGTATCAATAATTATATCCAAGATGAAGTTTATAACTTCTTTAATTATTATGATGATACTACTGTTGGTAATCCAATTGGTTGGAAAGTTAATTTACAAAATGATGTAATAACAGTTACTTTAAATGGTGATACTTATACAACTAATTCTGATTTAATGTTAGATGAAGAAGTTTGGTATTGTTATACTTTAAATATAGATCAAAGAAATAGAAAAATGTCTCAATTTATTTATAAACGTAATGTTGATTTTGAAGAAGATGCTGGTAAACTAATCAATAACTTCTTGAGAAAAGTTTATTCAGATGAACAAGATATGACACCAATTGAATTCCAAATTGAGAATACTAATCCTCAATTGTTAGGTTCTGATATGAGGGCTACTAATTTAAGATTATTCACAGACATTATACCAGAATCTACATTTGATAAGATACTTAATCAAGCTATCATTAGAGACGATTCTAAGTATTTAGTTTTTGCAGATAATGCGAACACTCGTCTCGTGCTTCCTTCGTTTCCTTTATTTGAGTAATTTTTATTGATAATGCTAAAAGGTAGTTGATTTTATTTTATATATAGTATATGAAATATTATGTATATGGTTATTTAGATTCAAAAATGGAAGAAAATATATCTTTTGGTGATATTATTTTTACACATAGACCTATTTATATTGGTAAGGGTCAAAACAATAGAATGTTTACACATCTTAATGATAGGAAAAGATATAAATATTATTTTTATAATAAGTTAAATAAAATGATTTTAGAAGAAAATATACCATTAATAGTAAAATTAAAAGAGTTTGAAAGTGAAGAAGAAGCTATTGATTTAGAGATTAAATTAATAAAGTATTTAGGTAGAAAGAAATCAGGTGGCTTATTATATAATATGACTGATGGTGGTGATGGTGTATCTGGTTATGTATATACTGATGATGTTAAAGAAAAAATGAGTATAAAAGCAGTTGAGAATAAAAATCATCTAAGATTACAAGATTATTGGAATAAAAATATCATACTATCAGGTAAAAATCATCCCATGTATGGTAAAAAACATAAACAATCGTCTATTGATAAAATGATTGAAATTAAAACTGGTATTAAGCAGAGTGAAGAATGGATTGAAAAAAGAACTGCTAAATTAAGAGGTGTTCCTTTATCACAGGAACATAAAGATAAATTAGCAGAATCCAATAGAGGTAAAATAGTATCTGATGAAACAAGACAAAAGCAATCTATTGCAAGACTTGGGAAAGAACCGCATAATAAAGGTAAGATAAAAGATATTATTCTACAAATTGATACGGATGGTAATATAGTAAAAGAGTGGAGTAACTTAAATGGTTTAGTTGATTCGGGATTTCAAAAGAGTAATGTTATAAATGTTTGTACCGGTAAGAGAAAATCACACGCTGGATTTATATGGAAATATAAATCTGATTTTTAATATATACTATATGAGAAAGTTTACAAGTTTAAATGAAGATGTTAAGTTCGGAAGACATATGATAGAAGACGATAAAGTCTTGTATCAAGATAGTGACTTCTTTATAATGTTTGATGGATTTCCAACAAGTCCAGGTCACATCCTTATTATAACAAATGGACCAGAAGAAACTTACTTTGATTTAAGTCAATCTAAAAAGAATAAACTATCTGAAATGTTAGATAAAGCAAAGGAGATAGTTGAGTCACAATATGAACCAGATGGTTACAATATAGGAATGAATTGTGGTGAACCAGCAGGACAAACAGTAATGCAATTTCATTGTCATTTAATTCCAAGATATACTGGTGATGTAGAAAATCCAAGAGGTGGTGTTAGACATTCTGTTATGGGAAAAGGTTATTATTGATTATGAAAGAATATTTATTTGTATATGGTCAATTTAGAGATAGTGCGAAAAATCTACTAAAGAAACCTGTTTTTTTTGGAAGAGCAACAATCAAAGGTAAGATCTATAAAGTAAATGAATTCTATCCTGGTTTTGTAAGTGGTTCTGGTGAAGTTTTAGGTGATATATATCTTATAGACTCATCATTATTTCCTGAACTAGATGATTTTGAAGGTGATGAGTATATAAGAGTTAAAACAAACACATCAAAAGATATTGAGTGTTGGGTTTATAAGTATAAATATGATGTTAAAGACTTTGAAGAAATTAAAGGTGGTGATTGGTGGCTTAGATAATTTACTTAATTAAGTAATCAATAACTGCAGTCCAATCAGGAAATTCTTCTGATGCAAATTCAATCCATTCACCTTCAAATTCAGGTTGCCCATTTTGACCATTATCATCAATAAGGTAGTCACCTTTCACTAAAGATTTATCACCGCACATAATCGTTTTTTCTAATATATCAAAACCTAAATGTTCTAATACCCACTCAGCTTTTTCGTTAAAACAATTGATATTTTTAAATGAAGGACGTGTTAAAATCCAAACGTCATAATGTTCTTTTAATTTATTAAAAGACTCAATTGCATCTGGCATTGGTTCAAGATTTTTGAAAAAACCTATTCGTGATTGAGGAAATTTAAAGTCAGGGTCTTTTCTACGAACATCTTTAAATGCTCCAAAAAAATCACACAAAACTCCATCTAAATCAACAAATATCCGTTTTTTTTTACTTTCTATTTTTATATTCATAATATTTATTATATTTTCTACTTAGATATATTGTTTTATACTTTTCATTATAGATATAGTCTAAAAAATACGTACTATATTTATACAGATAAAATCTATATGTTGTGTAATGTTTTATTATTGTTGGTCTTTTCTTTAAATTTATCTCTACCTCTAATAAATTTATTATTTGTTCTAAACACTCTTTAGTAGATATTAAACTTGCTTTAATTTTATTTTTATTACAACCATATATTGAAAAAGAACCATCTCCATCAAACATACCTGCGAGGAAAAATGGATATAAACTATTGTCTATTTTTGGAAGATTAAAATTATTGCTTTTATCGATATTTATAAATTTTTCTAATTTTTTAGTGAATATATTATTAGTTATTGAAATTATAAATAGTTCATATTTTTTTCCACTACGTTTATCAGTAGTTATTGATCTTACAATTTTATGTTCTGACTCAATAGCATTTTTAAATTTTACTATTACTTCCTCATCTTTTGAAACAAGTCTAACTTTATTAGATTTAAGACAACCATCTGCTGCAATAAATCCCAACCAGTATGCTTTCTCATTTGTATCAATATCATCAAAATAATTCATATTAAAATATAATTTACTTTCATTTAGTCTTGAACGATTTGTTTTTATATTATTTTTTTTAAGTATTCTTCCTATTGTCGAAGAAGAAACTTTAAATATTTCTGCGATTTCTTTTTGAGTTTTATCTTTTGATAGTTCAATTATTTTATTTGTATCCATATACTATATATTAAAAGTATATTAGTCCATATCAACATATTTTACTTTTTATTTATATACAAAGATACGGATTTAGTTTAAAATAAAAAAGACTTCTTAATTAAAAGAAGTCTTTTTTCAGAGCTAGTGACAGGATTCGAACCTGCGGTGTGGAATTCCTACTTACAAGGTAGGTGCAATCGGCCACTATGCGACACCAGCATTATTTGATCCGATAAAGGGAATCGAACCCTTAACCTCCAACCTACCAAGTTGGCACTCTACCTATTGAGCTATATCGGCAATTTGTAGAGTTGTAATGCCAGGTCCGTTAAGACCCGGCCTAGATTCGAACTAGTTAATACTTTTTCCTATCATCCTTGTTGTCTCTACATTTGAGGTATAGGTAGGATTTGAACCCACGATGATGAAATTAATCATTACGGTTTTGCAGACCGCACCTTTCGACCACTCAGGCACTATACCATTTATTTCTTATTCCATTCTTCTATTCTTTTTAACAATTCTTCTAGTGTTATTACACTTTTACTATTTTTAACTTGGTTATCCTTATGTATCATTAATTTACAATTCGCCGGATGTTTTATTAGATCTACACTAACTTTATTATCGAAACCATCTTTAACACTAAATAAATGATCTTTACTCACACCGTTTAGGTTATTACCTTTATTTGAAGGGCTGTACCAACCATATTTAGTAACTAATGAAAGTTCAAACTTATCTTTGTAGAGATTTATATCGAAATTGAAATTTGATGCTGGTCTATAATACTGATAATAATCTACTCTACAACTATCACATATTATTTTTTTATATCCAACTAGATTATCACAATTTTTACATAGTCTTATTTTAATTACTTTTTTATTTCTACTTTTTAATGTATTACTTATTTTTAGTTTAGTATCATCTGTGAAAATTTTAATTCTATTATTATAAGTAACCGAACACGATCTACTACAAAACTTTCTTTCTTCTTTTTTATTTCCATTAAATTCTATATCACATTCAATACAATTAACTAGTTCATTTTTTGACTCATTAAATTTAGACTTTAAATTATATTTATTACATAGTCTATTAATAGTCGAATATGATATATTTAATTCTTCTGCAATAATTTTTAAAGAGAGTCCTTTATCTATTAGTAATTCTAATTGTAATTTTTCTATTTTTAACATATATGTTTTTTATTTATATATATTAAAAATTGACACTTCCATCTGTTTCGAACCTTTAATTTTTTGTTGGTCGGGCGAGACTCGAACTCGCAACCTTCACGGTATCAGCGTGATAATCTAAACCAATTGATATACCGACCAAGGTATTTTTGTAGGACTGGTAGGATTCGAACCTACGTTATACTTCTCGTCTCCACTTTGTAAGAGTGGGATGTTTAACCAACTACACCACAGTCCCATATATTTTTTTGTTGGCACAGAGGGATTTGAACCCACATTTTCAACAACCATTTACAGTTCTCCAACTTATCAGGTTGGGCTGGTATGTGCCAATATATTTGCTCCTCCGACAGGACTCGAACCTGTAACCATCGCTTTAACAAAACGCCGCTCTAAACCATTATAGCTACGGAGGAATATTTGCTCTCCCACCAGGACTCGAACCTGGAATAACTGATTAACAGTCAGACGTGATAACCATTTCACCATAGGAGAATATATAAAAGAAAAGACCCAAACTTTTTGAGTTCGGGTCTTTATAAATTGTATATAATATATGTCATTATACTATACATAATCGCTTACCCGAAGTCGTGCTATTCACACAATTCGTAATCGTAATCACATTAATATTTATAGTATTTGTTTTCATTGTATTATATATTATATTTTTATTGTCCCTTTTTGTTTTTCTTTAATTATAGTAGTGTAAAACACTTTCTGTATTATTACAGAGTACAAATATACTATAAGTTTTTTAATCTACAAAAAATATTATCATATTTTTTTGTTCTACTACCTAATCTTTTATTATATTTTTTAACTTTTCTTCTCTTTCTTCTCTAAGAGTAACATCTTCAGCTATCTCAGTATTGAAAATCACATATGTTGAATCACAATAATTACATGCCCATCCTTCATTATTAAAAGGAAGATCTTGTTCGACATATTCTACTTCATCCTTCTTACAATGTAAACAAGGTTTCACTTCATATATCTTATCTTCAACTTTAATTAGTTTCATATTTTTAATTTTTGTACGGGTAGTCGGACTCGAACCGACACGTCCTTTCGGACACCAGATCCTAAATCTGGCGGGTCTACCATTCCCCCATACCCGCATTTTTGTACACCAGGTGGGAGTCGAACCCACACATCATATAGATAGTAGCTTTTGAGGCCACCGTGTATACCAGTTCCACCACTGGTGCTTTTGTACCGAGAGCGGGACTCGAACCCGCACGTCCTTTCGGACACTGGCTTCTTAGACCAGCGTGTCTACCATTCCACCACCTCGGCATATATTGTATCGGAGGAGGGACTCGAACCCTCACGCCCCTTCCGGAGCACAGGTGTTTAAGACCTGCGTGTCTACCATTCCACCACTCCGACAAGTGATTTTGTACCCCGTGTAGGACTCGAACCTACATTTTCAGCGTCCAATTATCCTTAACTGTTTAGAAGACAGTCGGAACTAACGGGGCATATTTTTGTACGTCTGGAGGGAGTCGAACCCTCACGGTCATTCCTGACCACAGATTTTTAAGACCTGCGTGTACTACCAATTTCACCACAGACGCATATTTATTTTGTGACCCCACAGGGATTCGAACCCCGATTGAAAGCTTAGAAGGCTTTAGTCCTATCCGTTGAACGATGAGGCCAATTATTTATTTTTTTACATAAAAAAACCCGAAACTTTTACATTTCGGGTTTTGTTATATTATTTAGATATACTTTCAGTTATTACCAACTAAAATCATTTGCTCTAAATATAGCAAAACCCGGTCTTTGTCTTAGACATAAGACATTCAGCGTTAAGTTAATATTTAGATTAGTTGTTTTCATTATTGTATATATTAAAAGTTTATTCTCCCTTTTTGTTATTTTGTTATTTTGTTATTTTGTTATTTTTATAGTACAAAAGTATAAAAAGTTTTCTATTGTACCAAATTTATTTTAAATTTTTTTCAAAAAACTCTGAAAGTTCTTTTACTAACTGTTCATTATCTTTTTGTGCTTTATCTTCATCTACATTGTAACCAATTGGATCATCAAAAAATAATCCTTTATTATCAAACCCCTTTGTTTTTGCCCAGGTGATCAAATCATTTAGTCCCCAGAATACTTCTTGTGGAGTATCTGAACCCCAAGAGTGCATAATTGTTAAGAAAAACTTTTCCATTTATTTTAGTTATTTTTATTTCCCCAAAGTAAGTAACCTAGTAGTAATCCGAATAGAAATCCCATATTTTATTTTTATTTTAATAGAGTACAAAGATACTCATAAGTTTTAAACTACCAAATTATTTTTGATTATTTTGTTGCTGTTGTTTTCTTTTCTTCCAAGATTCAACATCATTCTCGATATACTTTCTAATTCTTTTAGAAGCATTCATTGAATTATCATCACAAAATTCTTGAAACTCTTCCAATAATTTCTCTGATATTCTAATTATAAAGTTTCTGTCTTTATTTGCCATAATTTATTAAGTTCACGGATTTAATCATGCTACTTATACTAATTTTTTTAAAATAGTTTATATTTTTTTCTCAACATAAGTAACTATTTCACCTGGAGTGAATTCTTTTTCTAAAAGTAATGGTAGTGAACTGTCTTTGCACCAAGCATATACAGTATATCCTTTATAATTATCTAGTACAAATTCCCATCTAGTTTCCCATAACTTTCTGTAAATACCTCTTCTACGGTAATCATCGTGTACCCAAGCATCTAAGAATTTTATCCGATTATCCTTTTCAACATTCATAAAGATATGTCCTACTGAAAGATTTTTTTCAGTATCGATTGCAGTCCACATTTCTAATGTTTGACCATTCGTCTTAATGTAAGTGATAATAAGGTTCTCCATAAAACTATATATCACAAAAATAAAACAAAAAACCTGTATTTCTACAGGTTTAATAAATTAGTTCCGAAACTTTAATTGAAGCTCTAACATCTTTCTCACAATAAGTTTTAACATCATTTACACGACCTTCCCAGTAAGCAATATGTACTTCTGAACCATTCATATTATCTTTAGGTGATTCAACTCCTAATTCATAACACATTTCGTCAAATGAGAATGCCCAAGCAAATTTAGATTTCCAATCATCTGACATATCAGTGATTCTCATTTCCCAAGGTTTCTTATTATAAGTCGTAATTATATCAGCTGGTTTAATACCATACTTAGCTAGTTTATGCATAATCCAAGGTATATCGAAGTAAGCGATTCTGAAACCTGAAAGATTAAATGATTTTGTTTCAATCTTTTTAAGTAGATTATTAAATTTCTCTACAATTTCTTTTTCATCATCACCGTAGAAACTTGAAATTCTTTCTTGTCCATTATCTAAGTAACCAAATGAGATACAAACTATTCTACCATAAGTTGGTACAATACCAGCATTATCTAAATAAGCTTCGTATATGTTTCCGTATTTTTCTTCCCAACCCATTTTTTGGTATTTACCTTTAAAAAGGTTTGAACCACGTTCATCATTTTTTTCAAATTCTGTAAAGTCTTTATATTGCCCTGCTGTTTCTATATCAAACATGAATAATTCCATAAAAAGTTTTTTCTTATTATATGATTTTATTAGTCAAATGTTTTTATATATAGTTTATGAGACATTTAAAAAAGTTTAATGAATCCTTAGATTTTGATCCAGAAGTATTAGCTTGGGCTGAAGAGAATTTAGATATGAAACCGATTGATGATAAACAATATAAAATGGTAAAAGCTGAGTATGATACCGCAATGTTAAAAGATTATTGTGAAATGAATTTAGCTTATCTAATAGATGAAGGATTTTTTATTGATGTACAACCACATAGTGGAGCTTACTATAATATTATTCTTAGAAAAAGTTCAACTACAAATCAACATGGTGTTATCACTCCTTATTTTAAATGGGATGATGTAAAGAATCATTATATACCATTTATATTAAGAATACAAAAGAAATATAAACTAGCTAGTAATTATATAAATTTCACTTCGTCAAATAATATGGACTTAAAATCTGAGTTGATTAGTACTTTAGATAATACTAATATATATTGGGATCTTTCTAGAATAACATTTAAAATAGAAGAATATAGTTTATGAAGCATTTAAAAAGATTTAGTGCTATACACTCTCTGCTTGAGCATAATGAAAGTTTAGAACTAAAATTTCTACCAGGAGTTAAAGCACTAACTCCAGAAGAAATTAGTTTAAAGAAAGAAGAACTACGTGATTTCTGTGAAACATACCTAGCTTATCTTTTAGATGAAGGATTTGAATTAAGGATTTATGGTGGTAGTCAACTTACCAGTAATGATAATGTAATAAAACAAAATCCTTTTCAAATTTCTTTAGTAAAACAAGATCAGTCTATTTTTTCTTGGCACGATATAATCGATCAATTTCTACCATTTCTTAAATTTCTAAAAGATAATTATAACTTAGAAAGAGTAGATCCAAGTTCAACTGTACCTTACCACAGAAAGGCAGATATAAAATTTGTAGATTACAGATGGCATGGTATAATGTATCAAACTAAAGGACTTCTTGAAGAAAGACATAATGCTTTAGATACAAAGAAATTAAGAGAAGTTTACTTTATGGTTACTATTAAATAGTAAACCCATCTGTTCTAAACATATCATTCACTAGTTCTACTAGAACATCACCGTGACAAGATTTACCTTTACCATTTTCATCTTTACACCAACAACCCAATGTTTTACCTTTTAACTCATGTAAGTCATTCAATAAGTACTGACCTTCACCTTTTGTAATCCATTCTCTATAAGCTTCAATGGCTTCTTTTCTTGAGTTTACAAGGTACTTGGCTTTTGTTTTTCTATCTCTTATATGAGAGAAAGGACAACCCCATTTGGTTGTCCTATCTATCATTATATCATAAGGTTCTTTTCTAAAATGTACTACTTTACACTTCATATTTTATATTAAATAATAGTTCTGATTTTGATTTTTCTTTACCACCAAAGTATGGAAATAAGACATATCTTATAAAATTCCATTTTGATGTTCTTGGTGCATAAAATATATCATCGTTAAACTTAACCAAGTATTTATGATCTTGAATTTCGATTTCAATTTTAAACTCTTGATTACATATAACTTCACCTATTTTAATAGAGTAATGATTTTTATTATTATAATAATATAACATTAGTTCTATTTTGTTGTTTAAATACCTAAATCCTATTCTAACTGAGTTTATCTGATGAAAGTAATCATCAGATAAACCAATTATTTTATTTGTTGCTTTTTGATTTTCAACAAAATCACACTTATAAGAGAAATCTCCAAGTAAAGTAATACTTGCTTTTAATTTTCTACTAAAGGTTAAACGTGGTAATTTAAACCCTGAGAAGTGTGAGTTCTTTTTAATTTTAAAAATCACTTAAAGAAAGTTCTTTTTATAGCATAGAAAGATACTGTTATAAATACAAATGCTAGATATGCAGTTGGTACTAAAGCATACCAAATATTTAGATCTAACCAAGCAATTGGTACATAACAAAGAATTGCAAGTACTAGTGACCAAATTGGAAATTTTAAGTTCATAATATATTTTTATTTTTATATATTATGCAATCAATTCTTCTGTTTCAAGTTCTTCTTGTAAAACTGTTGCTCTTTGTCTAATTTCATCAAAGTTCCACTCTTTAATAATTTCTCCCATTCTAAATACTTCAACTAACTCGTCTTTAACCGTATCAAAGTCTGCATCCATTGATGTAACAGTTCTGTAAGAACCATCATCATTTTTAACAAGTTTCAAACGACCTTGTTTAGATTTTTTGAAAGACTTCATAATGTTACCATCTGCATCCATTTCTGTAGGAGATTTAACTACATTTCTTTCTTCACCATCAACTACAGCAAAACATGCTTTAGTTGCAAAGTTATTTGTATCACGATTTATATCGGCTTGTAGTAATTTACCACCCATACCTAGTGCTAAGTTCTCTGGAGAAATTTTCTCTGCTTTTAACATCGCATATATTTCACCAATTGATTCTAAATTTACACCATCACCTTGAATTACTCTAACTTGTGGTGGAAGTACTTTGTAACCTTTTTCATTTAAAGTATAACCAAACTTGTCAAATAATATATCAAAGATTTCTTTTAATGTTCTTAAAACGTGACCAGAGTCAGGTCTAATAACTAATTGATTTCCAGGTGTTGCTGGTCTTGAAAGAACTAAATCTCTCAACTCAGTTCCCCAATACTCAGAACAAGCTCTAAAAATGTTATATGAATCTGATACACAGGCAACTAATCCAGTAGGAAATGTTTTTAAAACTCGCATCATTAACTCTAACTCTCCTTCTTCACCTTTAAGTGTCATAATAGAGTGTTCAGTTGCTGGAATTGATAAACCATATACTCTATCTGTATTATATACGTCTCTAATCAATTTAGAAGCGATTACAGTGTCAGAACCTAAGAAGTTGACTAAATGTGCTGACCCACCAATTTTCGCTGATTGTACAGAAGATACACCTCTGAAACCAAAGTCATTTAAAACAAAATCAACTAAGAAATTGATTGTTTTATTATCATAAGAAGTACATTCTAAAAATGAATTGGTTACGATTTTTCTAACTTCTCTTGAAAGAGTTGCAACAGTAATTGGATACCAAACTTGTAGTAAGATACTTTCTAAGAAGTTTGTCAACCAAGCACATTGTTCATCTAAACTTTCAATAATGAAAAGTACATTTTTTGTATTTACAACAGTTCCCTCTGGAACGGCTTTAATACTAATAGGAAGTTTACCATCGTATTTATCAACGATATAATCAAACTTAGAACGGTCGAATACATCTTCTCTACCAAATACTCCGAATTTAGAAGCTAAGTAATCATCTGCTTCATCAACTTCTTCTTTAGTAATAGCGATACCTTCTAAGTATTGTTTAAGTAAAATTTGCAAACCATAGAATAAGGTTTCAGAAAATTTACCACCACGAGATTCCATATACGAAACCATTTTAGTCATTTCTGTACCATAAAATCGGTGATGTGAGTATTTATATGCGTCAGAACAAAGTATTAGGTTGTCTGGCTTTGTAATGATTTTTGTAAGGTATTTTTGAATACCTTCTAAAGAAGTCCAATCTTTATTAGCGATGGCTCTTTCTAATTTTCGAGTAATTTGTCTTTGTAAACTCATAATATATTATTTTAATATTTTTTCTATCTTTTTATTTCTAATGTCTGCAGTGGACTCATATACGGTTCCTTCTAAACTCTTTCCTAGACCTTTTG